TTGGAGAATTAGCAGGTGGACAAGCATTAGCATTATTAAATCAAGCGGCTAGGTCAGATGCAGAAATAGATACCACACCTAGATCCAAAGTAAATTATGGAACACATGTTGTTGCAACAGGTGGACAAACCAATGATGGAACAGCCAGTGCAACATTATTTGGCTACATGTATAATAATGTAAACGATGCTAGTATATTAATAGATTTAAATTTAAAAGTAAGAGGCGACCCTTGGTACTTGGGCAAACCAACAACATACACAGAAGCAAGAGCAAGACGAAACCCGACCAATAATGAAGCGGCTGAGGAAGAACAACTAAGCCAAGACAAATATATTGTTTACGGTGGAGCAGATAATTACTTTTTGTTCACAATGCAAACTCCTAGAGTAAGAGACCCTGATGTTGATGATGAAGACAACAACACTGGTTACATGTCTAGGCAAGGAACAGCATTTTTTATTAGTGGCATATACCAAATTGTAGGTGTTACTGCAAACTTTAGCGGTGGTTTATTTGATGTTGAATTAACAAAAGCACCAAAAGTAACATCTTTAAGTCTATCAAAAATAGATATAACAGGAAACTAATATGGGTTACAAAGCAGACGATTATAGAATAAGCAAAAAGAATCCTAGGGATAAACTTCGTGCAGACGCCGATTTGGATTTTGGTATCTATGTAGGCGAAGTAATTGTAACACCAAAAGACCAAAGTCATAGTGGACGTATACCTGTTTATATACCAATGCTGTCAAAAGACAGAAATGATCCAAAAGGTTATTTTAACTGTTATTGGAGTAGCCCATTTGCAGGAACGACCCCAAGTGCAAAAGTAGGCCCACAAGCAGAAAAATATCAAGACACAATGAAAACATACGGCATGTGGATGGTTCCACCTGATCCAGGTAATTTTGTGTTAGTTATTTTTGGTGACGGTAAAAAGAAAAATCCAATCATTATAGGCTGTATGTTTCCGGATCAAATGCAAAATATGGTTCCTGGGAATCCTGCAGGCGCAACATTCGGTACAGAAACTCCAATGCCAACAGCAGAAAAAAATAGACTTGCAGGGCCTAAAAGTCATGGTAAAGAAGTGCCGAGGCCTTTAAATCCATATATTGCTTACCCAATAGTAAAACAAGGACTTATAAATGATCCTGTTAGGGGAACAACCTCCAGTGGTGCCAGAAGAGAATCACCTAGTCAAGTGTTTGGCTTTTTAACACCTGGTCCTATGGATGTAAATGTGGACACAGGCAAAATGGATGGCACAAACAGATTAGGTGGTCACAGTTTTGTATTAGACGACAGTTTGGCGCAAAGGCATATAAGATTAAGAACAGCCGGTGGAGCACAATTATTATTAGATGATACAAATGAAATTGTATATGTAATTAACAGCCCTGGAACTGCTTGGGTTGAGTTAGCAAAAGATGGAAGTATGCATGTATTCAGTGATGAAGATTTGAATATGAGAGCAACATCTAATGTTAATATAAGAGCAGACCACACACTAAATTTAGATGCTGGTGTGCGAGTTAATATCAATGCTGGAATATATAATCCAGGCGGTGAACTTGACCCAGATGTTGATACATTAAAACTTGGATCTCCCACAGGTGGTGACGTGTTTATTCAAGCAGGTGATACCATCAACAGTTTATCTTCTAAAAGTATTAATATGGAAGTGCCAACAGGCGATGGCATTATATCACAAAGAACAAAAGGAACGATTCATAGTTTCACAGACGGAAATCAAGTGCATCATGCTGGTGGTCGAACTGTAATTAAATCATCAGGTGATACTTATATAACCACTGGTGGTAGTGGACATATTGTATCAGGCGGACAGTCTTTTGTAAAAGGTTCCACAGTTCATTTAAATGACGGAGGATCAACAGGTGATGTCCCTCCTGGGAATCCAATTACTCCGATACCATATAATATATATTTAGACGAACCTATGAGCATTCCTGTATTCGGGTATGACCATGCAAACCCTGGAAACAATAATCCTATCCCAACAGGTGGAGCAAGACAATCAGATCCTTTAATTCCGCCTGATGTTCCAGATGCAGGAGCAGATGCTGGCACAGGGAGTAATTTTAGAGATCCTAGAGGAACAAAAATTAAAGTTGCATCAACAACCACTATGATAACAACTAGAGAACCTTGGTTTAATCATTTAAGCGAAGATAGAACTGTACAAACACCAAATACAGAATCACAAGATCGTGTAAATGACGAATTAGATAGAAGATATCCACCTGCGTCTAGCGACACAGGATATGGAGGGCCAGACAGTTATGTAGAAGATGATGGAACTTTTCAAGCAGGTGTTGGATTCGATGGCGTAACAGGGCCAAATTTATCTAGGTACGTTGGAAGTCAATATTTTAATCCTAACGGTTCCCCTAAACAACCTACAACTGCATATTTAATGGAACCAAATTTTCAAGAATTACCAAATCAAAAATGTGAAACATTGGCAGGAGGAGCATTACAATCAAAATTTGAAAGCGAAGGTCTTGCTATGTGTGTAGATGGAATTGCGTCATCACAACATTTTACACCAGATGAGTCTGGCCTTCTTTGGGATGGAGAATACGATGCTATTCCGGTTGGTGAAGGTGGTAATACTGTGATGGGATATAAACATGTACTGATGGAACAAGAACGTGAAGCAGGTTGCATCATGTGGGGCGACGGCAAAAATTTCGACCCAACATCAGCAACAACAATGCTACAACCAGCGGGTGCTAATCCTATCTCAGTAAAAGAAGTTACAAACATTGTTAAAAATGCTGGCCCTGGACAAGATTTAAGTCGTTACGGTATACAAAAAGCAGGCGATGTAATGGATGAGTTTGGTAGCAATGACCAGGCTTATGTGATACGAGATAACAAATATGATAATTTCATTTTTGTAAATGGAAATCAAGGCGGTATAAGCAAACAGGCTAGTAAAAGTTTATTAAAAAACGACATTATACAACATGCTGTGGGTGTTCGAAGAGTTATTAAAAAACCAATGAGTTTAGGTCAGATGACAGCATTAACTTTATTACACCATGAAACAACACCATCAGGTTTTGCAAGTCATCCTATTGTGGGTGCTTTAAATGGTAGTAATAGCAGTACAAAACAAAACATTGCTAGAATGTTAATGTATAGAGAAGGCCAAAGCCATTATCATTATGGTAGTAAAGATAGGTTACTTTCTATGCTATTTCAATCTCCGGACAGCATGATGCCTGATATCGAAGCAATTATGCAAAGACAGATGGAGTGGCATTGGAAAGCCGGTGAGATAGCAGTCCTTCATAGTGTACTTAAAGGACTTTAAGTTTATCTTGCAACTGCTTTAATTCTTTTTGACAATCAGATAATTTAACATAGGCTCTGTATTTGCCGTCTTGCTCATCTTTAACAGCCTGTCTGAGAAATTCATTTTCTTGTTTCAATGCCATCAAATTGTTATTTGCATCTACTAACATTACTCTAAGTTCTTCTTCTAGAGTATTATTTAGATTTCTATTTGCTTTACTCATCGTCAATTCCAAAGGTGTGTTGTATGATAATATTTACCGTGTCATAACACAAAAGCACTTCATTATGACTCAAAGCAACCTCAATTGATTTTGCATTTGAAAAACCTACAGGAAGAGATTTTTGTGTTTCGATAGTGAGCAGACCATCATTGGCGGCTCCCATACCTGCTAAATCATTACCAGATCCTTTTATAGATCCTGTGGTAATAACATTTAACATAGGTATATCTAATTTTAGATTTTGTATGTCTTTGATAAAATAACTGTTTGGCTTCATGTTCATAAACAATTTGCTCTGTCTAAAAACCATATTAAGCCAACCAGCAGTTCTACTACCTTTCCAAGGAGAACTTAAAGTAACAATCTTTTCCACATTTTTGTTTCTACTTGCAAACAAAGATGCTAATAATCCTCCGTAACTATGAGAGATTATAAAAAACGGTTCAGAACCAAATTGTGCATGTGTTTGCAATTCGAATCGTTTGAGAATAACTTCAGGATCTTCCTGTGTTTGATATTCCAAACAAAGTAAATTGTGCTCAGGTAAGAATACCTGTAAATAATTAAAACTGTGTCCGCTCTGACCTGAGCCGTGTATAAATGCTACATTAGGCAAGTTCTGCATCGAGTATTAGTTTCTCCATATCTAAAAGTTCTGATGGAATGGAGTTTTTGGGCTGACCAACCATATTGACCATTTCGAATAGTACATACTTCTTGGTGTGGTAGTCAAAAATACCGATTGAATGCACTCTTTTATTGCGATAGTGCATCATTTTACGGAATCTAGGACCATATCCTGTAGTCCATTTGTATCCGTTTTCCGCAATAAGTTTATTGGCTTTATGTGCCTGCTCAATGATTTCATTGAACTTTTCTATAATGTTTTTCATTAGTTTTCCTATGTATAAACAAAACATGCATAATTTCTTATGCTCCAGTATTATGTAGTAAAATAAACTAAAAGTCAACCTTTTTTTTGGCTATATTAAAACATGTTTTAACTATCATAGATAAATATTGATATGGCAAACATTTACAAAGGCTTTAGTACAAAAGACAGAATCAGACCACCATACACATTGACAAATGGTGATGCTGTAAAAACTGACTTACTTAACGAATTGTATACCCGAAAGGGAGAACGTGTAATGCGTCCTAATTATGGTACTATGGTATATGACTTGTTGATGAATCCTTTAGACGACTATGTTGAGCAAGAAATTAGAGAAGAAGTTCAACGAATTTGTCTTAAAGATCCAAGAGTAGAAATAGAATCTGTTTTTACACAAGTAATAGACCATACTATCAGAGTACAAGTACAATTATTATTGAAGCCTTTTTTAGATGAAGACACCTTGTTTGTTGAATACACGCAAGACAGTAAAGAGATTTAAAAATGGCATTAGGCAATAGACAAAACAACTTATTCGCGGCAGAAGATTGGGACGTTGCGTATCAGGCTTACAGCCAGGTTAACTTCCAAGCATACGATTTCGAAACGATTCGTACTGCAATGATTGAGTATATCAGAACTAATTTCCCAGAAAATTTCAATGACTACATAGAAAGTTCAGAATTTATTGCTATTATTGAATTACTAGCATATTTGGCTCAAAGTATTGCATTCAGAATGGATGTTAATACCAGAGAGAATTTTTTAGAAACTGCTGAAAGAAGAGATTCAGTTTTTAAACTGGCAAGACAGTTAGGTTACAATCCTAAAAGAAATATTGCGGCTAGTGGTCTTGTAAAAATTTTAAGTATTTCAACAACAGAACCATTAACAGATAGTGCCGGCACACAAATAGGTAACAGAACTGTTACTTGGAATGATGCTAATAATCCAGATGCATACGAACAATTCATTACAATAATGAATAGTGCTTTTGGAAATGTTAATAGATTTAGTAAACCTGTAAAAACAGGTTCTATTAATAAAATTATCACTGATTTATATGAGATTAACACAAAAATAAATACGCCATTTGTTTTCAAGTTTAAGAAAAATATAAACGGTGTTAGTAGAGACTTTGAAATTGTAAATGCAGATTTCGAAGATAATAACTTTTTCTATGAAAAGCATCCAGACCCAACAAATAACTTTGGAATTATTCACAGAAATGACGGGTTAGGACTATCAAGCATAAACAATGGATTTTTCCTTATGTTCAAGCAAGGAACATTAAATTCAGAAGAATTTAATTTCGAAGAGCCTGTAGAAAACAGAAGACAACTTATAGCCGCACCCGGCATTAATGAAACTGATGTGTACTTTCAGCAGGTTAGCGACACAAATGTTGTTTTAACAAAATGGAAAAAAATTCCAAATACAGTTGGGCAAACATTACAATTTAATGTATTAGCAAAAGATAGTCCTCTACTTTATGCAATTCAAAATGTTGGAACAGAAGGCATAGAATTGCAATTTGCTGATGGCAACTTTGCTAATGTACCTGTAGGTAGATTTAGAGCATTTTTTAGAACAAGTGCAAATGAAAGATATAGCATACAGCCCGATGATGTAGGAGACATTGTTACAGAAATACCTTATCAAAATGCAAAAGGCGAAAGTTATGTATTAACTATTACATCAAGACTTCAAACAGCAATTAATAATGCATTGCCAGAAGAAACATTAGCAGGTATAAAAGAAAGAGCACCACAGGCTTTTTATGCTCAAGACAGAATGGTGTCTGCACAAGACTATCAAGTTTTACCTTTAGCAAAAAGCGGTAATATAGAAAAACTAAAAGTTACTAACAGAACTCATGCAGGACATAGTAGATATATTGATATCACAGATCCAACAAGTACGTTTCAAACAACTACATCTATTGCAGAAGACGGAGCATTGTATAAAGAAAGTGTTTCAGGCTCTGGTTCTTTTATTATAGATAACAACAATACTGCTGAAGAGCAAATTGAAAAACAAGTACCAATTTATTTAAAGAATTTAGAATTACAAGATTTCATTTATAGTGATTTCAGAGATGCATGGGTAGAAGCAAACCCAAATAAATTTATGTTGGATCAATACGGCATTGTTTGGAATACATTGCCCAAAACAGACCAAAACGATACAGGTTACCTAACAGAAACATTTACAAATTTAGGCACAATCAGTGATGTAAACATTGCAAATCAAAACTTAGCATTAATACAACCAGGTCATTTAATAAAATTTGTTAACCCTGCAGATATTAAACAAATGCAATGGGTTAAAATAGTATCCATCAGAGACAATGGTAGACGTGTTAGTACAAGCACAACAACAGATGGCCCATTTAGATTAAGTGAAAATGTTAAAGATGGCTGGGTAGGAAAAGAAATTATTACAACTTTGAGAACTAGATTTTATGAAGTTGAGCAATTAAGAATTAAAAATGCAATAGAGAAGAAACAAACATTTGGTCTTGGCTACAATGCAACGTCTGATGTTTTTTATGTTATCAACAACAATGACATTGATACAAAAAGTACTTTTAGTATAGGAAATGCTCAGGATACTTCAGGTAATCAAAGAGACAGGAGTTGGATTTTAAAATTTACTTACGAGTCTGTTGACTCTCTATCTTATAGATATAATGTAGAGTTAAGAGGAACAAGATACATATTTGAAAGTTTTGAAGATGTTAGATTTTACAACATTAACGAAAACAGAATTGTGGATAGTTTTACAGGTAGAGCAAAATACGATACAATAGAATTACCAACTATTAACACTCAAGGCAGTACTGTTGAAAGTTTTGAGTGGAGAGATACAACTACTACACCAGACTTTATTGGTGACAAATGGTATTCGGTAAAAGACGGTGTAACATTTTCTGATATACCTCTTAAATCAAGAGATGTGCGTTATGACCAAGTTGAGATTGATGTTTCAACAAACTTTGGATTATACAAAGAAGGCGATAGTTCAGGAAACAGTTTTGTAAGCAATTATAAGATTACTTTAGGCACAAATTATGATACGTCTGATTTAACAAGTAAAGTAAATGTTACCATTGCAAACAATACAGGTCAAATTCACAGTTTACCTGACAGTTTAAATATAGATTTTACAGCAAGTACTTTTGGACATAACATATTAGATAACAACGGAAACATTAGTTACAAGCATAACAACACAGTTTATACAGCCGGTAATGCTTCTAACATGGGAGGCGGTCACATTTATGTTGCAAATGCAAATGTGACTGCAAAAACAGGTACATTAGTGGTAACAAATTTTGATACTAATAGGCATTATGCTATCGATAGCACAGGACTATCCAGTAAAGATATTTTGAACATAAATTATATAAGAGCAAAAGATAGACTTGAAACTCCTATAGTGTGGGGAGCAGTCAAAAACTTCACATACGCAGATGGACACACTGATGCTAGAAAAGTACAAGTAACTCCGTTTAATTCAACAAACGATGACAGCCCGGATAGCCCAACACAATTTAATGAATTTGTTGGACCTAACGACATTGTGTTGTTCGAAGATTTTAATAGTTTTGACGGATACACATATACTAAACCTGTAAAAGCAGGTATATTAGATTTAAGAAGAGAACCTGGTGTGAACTTTAGTGGAACATTTGACAAAATAGCAGGCGATTCAACAGGTGATGCCACAGCATTAACAGGTACATACTATAATGTTGCAGATTATGATTTCTTCTTAGTCAAATCAGAAAGTATTATAGATACATTTGATAACACCGCAGGTAAATTGCATAACAAGAAAGTATATGCATCTGATACAGGCAAAGTTTATTTGATGTCTTATAGTAGTACAAATTTAAATGTTGTTAACCACTATGAAAGTTCCAATCACAGAGCAAAAATTGGAAAATCATTTACACAAAATACAAAAGAAAAAAGTTTAGACAATGTGTTGTTTAAATGGACACACATTGCAAATAATGACCAGAGAATAGATCCTAGTATTAGTAATGTACACGAAATGTTTTTACTCACTAGTACTTACTATGATGAAGTCAAAGCATACCTTAATGTTCCAGGTACACCGTGGCCCGAAGAGCCAAGTACATTAGAACTTGAAACAGAATTTCAAAATTTAGAACAATTTAAATCAGCAAGTGACCAACTTTTATTTAAAAGTGGTAGATTTAAATTATTATTTGGCGACGATGCCACATCAGAATTACAAGCAAGATTTAAAGTAGTCAGATTGCCAGGCACAAGTTTAAGCGACAATGAAATTAAAACAAATATTATTAAAGCAATCAACAAATATTTTAATATAGAAAATTGGGAGTTCGGCGATACATTTTATTTTACTGAACTCAGTAGTTACATACACCAAGAAGTAGGAAACACAATAGGAAGTATTGTGATTGTTCCTAAAAAAGCCAACGGAGTTTTTGGAGATTTATTCCAAGTTAAGTGCGATAGTGACGAACTATTTTTAAGCACAGCAAAAGTTGATGACATTGACATTGTAGATAAAATTACAAAAGAAAATATTAAACCAACTTCTGCTACTCCAACGTTTACTTCATATAAAAACCCAACATCAGAAGTTGGTCCTTTTGCAATCAATGGGTACTATCCTTTATACCCAACAGCCGAAGCGGCAAACTTTGCAGGTAATGGTACCAGCCATGAACATGAGTTTTTTGGTAAAACGTTTTACATGCCAAATGGTATAACAATATATCACGGCAATTATACTGAAGAAACAGGCACAACAAGTACATCAGCAACGTCTGATAATGTAACAAATAATACTATTTCAGGAACTAGTGCAACTAGTTCTTCAAGTTCTTCTTCCGATAGCAACTCCGGAGGATCAGGTAGTGGATATTAAGAGTAATGGCAGATAAACAATACAAAAAATTACCAGTTACACATCAAACGCCAGTTATCAAAAACTTTTTTGATACAACTGTTGAACAACTATTCAGTAAAGCAAACATAGAAAGTGTATCTGCATATATAGGTAAACGAGATGAAGATTTGTACGATGCAACAGATACTTACATACTTCAACCTACTGCTGATAGGGACAAATTTAGTTTAGAACCTGTAGTAAACACCATTGACCAAGAAACAGGTTTAAACTCAAACTTGATGTTTTATGAAGATTATATTAATATTCTTAAAAGTTATGGTATTAATACATTAAATCAAAACACAATTTTTGACACTCAAGCATATACATTTTTGCCTCCCATTAACATTGATAAATTTATAAATTATCAAGAATATTTTTGGAGTCCTCAAGGACCGACACCAGTTATTATTTCTGGTACAAGTGCAAATCCAATTAATATTGAAAAAGATATTATAGGCAAAAAATCTTTTACAACACCACAAGGTACAGCATTAAAAAATGGCATGGTTGTTACTTTTAGCGGAGACTATGTAATACCAACTAGATACAAAGATGATAAAAGATACATTGTAGAAGGTGTAGGTGATAGTATTATACTACACGACAAGGATCAGAATTTTGCAACAGTTTTCAGTACTGAAGATTATATTCCGTATGACCAAACAATTATTGATGAAGATAACGATACACTCATCAGCGATACAAAATTTTTAAGTGGTGGATTGCAAGGTGTAGAAAATTATGTTTCTAATGACGGAACATGGCCTACTCCAGATTATACGACATCACAAAAAGATGCAACAACAGGAAACTTTATGTGGGACGGATATGTTGCACCTGTTGGTACATTCTTAAAATATATTGCAGGCGGAATTGGCGCATACGACACAATGCCGTTTGACAGTGACAATACTCAGGAAAACACAGACTATATTGTGATGCAACGTGGTTCAAAAGACAACAACGTTTGGAGTAGAATAAACTTTTGGCATCACAAACAAAATTTTATAGATGTTGGCGACCAATTACCTAAAAAAGACAAACGTGCAGTAAGACCTATTATTGAGTTTGATAGGGATTTAGAATTATATAATTTTGGTACTACAGGAAAGTTTTCAGTTGAAATTAGTGCTGAAGGTAATTTAAAATCAGAAGTTGTTGGTAGACCTAACGGTTCAACAATAGATGATGTAACATTAGAGATTGGAAACTTTATTATATTCCCAGGAGAAGACAGCAACATTGCACAACATGTTTATTTAATTGGAGCAGACGGCAGTGAAAATGTTACACTAACTAGAATGCCTGCAGACAACAATCCGGTTGGTGCTGTGGATGGTGATAGCAACTTTGTTCCATACACAGCCAGTATAGGAGATGTAATCACAATTAAATTTGGTGCAAGATATACAGGTATAGAATACTATTGGTCAACAAGTGGCTGGAAAAAAGGACAACAAAAAACTAAAATTAATACTCCTATAAAATTTAATCTTTACGATAGAAATAGAAATACATTAGATAATGATTCTGTGTATCCAAGCAGTACTTTTGTAGGAAATGAGATATTTGGTTATGCTAATGCAACAGTTAATGCAACAAAAGACCCTGTGTTAGGATTTCCACTAGAATATAAAAACTTTAATAATTTTAGTGAAATAGCATATACTAACTTTATAGATGATTATTTTTATTCGTATGTTCCGTTTGGTGGTACAACTAAAAAACAAATCTCAGGATTTTTGTACTATAAGAAAACTGACAAAGATGGAAATATTACATATAATACTTCTTGGAAACCATATGAAGAAGATTTAAAACAACGTGTAGAAGACAGATACGTTATTAATGACGAAGCATTTACGAATGAGAAAACTTTGTATCATATATCAGCAGTTCCTAAAAATAGCGACAGCGATGAATTAGGACTTGTAGAAAAAAGTATTAGAGTATATGTGAATGGAAAACGTAGAACAGATTTCAGTTATGACTCAAACCAAATAGCAATTAAATTTGCAACTTTTGATTTAGAAAAACTAGACATACTTGATATTTTTACAGAAACTACAAGCGGTTATTTTGAAAGTACAAAAACAAATGGTAGATATCATGTAGCAAAGAGTTGGCACAGTAACTTAGAAAATAAAGATTTATTGTCTGTTTCTCAGCCAGAGTTTTTAGAACATTTTAGAGATTATATAAAAGACCAAGAAGACATTACGGGTGATGCATTAGGTGGAAATAATTTTGACAATATACAAAAAAATACCAAATGGGCAGACAAAATAATTCAAACAGATGACGATTTGCAACTGTCTGCATTTTTGTTTAGCAATGACAAATTCAATATCAAGGACAGTATAGATTTCTGTGCAGAAGAATATGTAAAATACAAAAACAGACTTAAGAAAGAAATTGTAAAATTTGTAGACAGCAATGACTATTCCGGTATGTCTTACGGAGACATGTTAGAAGTTGTTTTAGAAAATGTTATAGCATACAATCAAGGCAAAAATGTATTTGATAATACGTTTATGGCGGCTTTTGGAGATCAGTATACAGAAGAAAAAATTGTTATAAACAATGTATTGAAAAAAGAATATGACTTAACAAATTACTTAGATTTAGATAAAATCGAAAACACAATTTTTGTTTACGACCATGACAGTAATAATATAGAAAAATTGTTATGTGTAGATTATGACTACAGTATATCCAGTACTAACGGTAAAGTTACTATTACATTTAATTCGGATTATACACTTACATTAGGCAATACAATAAAAGTAAGATTGTACGACAGTAACAGAGAAAGTTGTCAAACACCTCCTACTCCTAGTTCACTTGGATTGTATCCTATTTACTATCCAGAAATTTTTGATGATGCTACATTTATAGAACCTATTAAAATGATAAGAGGTCACGATGGCAGTAAGAGTATTGCTGTAGACGATGTACATGATTACATTTTATTAGAATTTGAAAAGAGAATTTATAATAGTACGTTACAACTTTTTAGAGACAACGACAGTTTACCAGATTTAAATGTTTTAGATATAAGACCTGGTAGATTTAGAAAAACAGGAAGGTCCAGAGATGATTTTTATGGATTACTTAGAACTAATTTTAATTTTTATATTAGTAGAAATGAAGTTGATTTTGTAAAAAATGAATTTTATGATGTAAATAATCCGTGGACTTGGAACTATAATGCAGGACAACCTAAACCTGCACATTGGAGAGGCATCTACGAAGCATGTTACGACACAGATAGACCTCACACGCATCCATGGGAAATGTTAGGCTTTATTAAAAAGCCAACATGGTGGGAAACACAATATGGAACAGATTACAGTTACCCATCTAATAAAGCACTATGGAAAGATTTAGAAGAAGGTATTATACGTCAAGGTTCTAGGGCAAACGTAGAAAATGACAGATATAAGAAAAACAATCCTTATAGAAGAGTAGGATTAAAATATGAGATTCCAGTAGATGCTAGTGGTAATTTAATTGCTCCAGCAAATATTATTTCTACAACATCTACTACCAAAACAATTAGTTGGGAAGAAACAACCAGCGGAACACCATCCACTAGTGCAAACACATTTATTGTTACTGATGGTTTGTCTGTAAATGAAGTTGGATTAAATTTAAATATTACTACAAATAATATTATTAATCATACCACAGGTACTTTCCCAACAGAAGATAATACTAATTACATAGAAGAAAAAGAATTAACATATAAAGTTTCTTTGCGTTCAGGAGAGAATCCTACAAGCACTTATGCAAATGCAACATCATCAGGAAGTAGTGTAAAAGGTATTGCAATCAATGGTGGATTAATAACAAATGCTAATACAGGCGTCACACACAGTGATAGTAGTAGTTGGCATTATAATGCATTTTATAGAAACGATGTAAGTCGAGACAGTAAAGGAGGTAATCCTGACAGTAATAATATTTACGGATACATACAACCTCCGGCATACGTCACAGGCACAATAGCAGGTTATTCTACAACTGAGCATTCTCCTATTATAGGCTGGGCGTTCGATGGATTCCCAATTTACGGTCCTTATGGATATGAAGATAGAGCAAATGCATCAAGCAGTATTGTAAGAATAGAAAGTGGGTATAGTTTAAAAACTGTAAACAGAGACAGTATAGCAACAGGTCCAGGTGGACTACCAACAGGTGAATTTGTTGAAGATTATGAATACTCGACACCTGCACAAGGACTTGACCAATACAATGGTCGTTACGGTGTTACACCTGAATTCCCAGGTGGAACTTATTACTATGTTGCAACAGTAGATTCTGCGGGTAATCCTGCTTATCCATATACTGTAGGACCTAGTTTTGCTGAAAGTCCTGCAGACGTATCCACAAATGCCACAGGCACAACAACATTAGATACTGGTACTGCAACATATAGTTTAACAAGCACTTTAACAACAGCATATAGTGTAGACAGTACATTAACAGATAAAGATTGGAAATACAGCGACGGTGCTCCAGTTGAAAATGCATGGAAAATATCCGAAGGATATCCGTTTGCTGTAGTTCAATCACTTTTACTTGCCAAGCCAGGTAAGTTTGCCAGTGTGTTTGCTGACCCTAGAAAAATTATTCGAAGTTCAGCAAACACCAACCAATTACTTGACAAAGATACAGGTAGAAGAATCAAAGCCAAAAAAGTTGCTATACACGGAGAAATTAACGCAAAGGATCAGACAACTTATACTGTAGGGTACACACAATTTATCGATTCATTCCTCAAATTCCAAGGATTAGATACTACAAAAGAATTTGTAAAACCAATGAGAAGTGTAAACAGTAAGTTAGGACACAAATTTGCAGGTTATGTAGACAAAGACACAATGACTGTGTTTAGTGATAGTTATAGTGCAACAGGTAATAGTTCAAGTTTAATATTGCCTCAAGAGGATATTCAAGTAGATATCCATGTTGGGCCTTACAGCACAACAAATGATTTTACAGGTGTATTAATAACTTTTACAGAAGATAAAAAATATAAAGTCGAAGGTTATAATAGTGTCAAAAGATATTTTGAAATAGAAGAAAGTAATAAAACAAATGGAAGATTCACTGAAGTTAGTGTAGGCGGCGAACCTGCAGATTATTCTAACTTTGATAATACAGCAAATTATCAACAAGGCACAATTATAAAATCAGGATATAATTTCTTCCAAGCACTTAAATTTGCTGGTAAAGGGACACCAGTTACTGATACAACTGTATGGCAAAGACTTTCTACACTACCTATGGTCGATGCCGCTGAGGCAACATATTATCTAGACGGAACAGGAAAAACTGTTAGAGTAGAATACGGAACTGTATATGATACAGTAAACGAATTATTTGATTTCCTAATAAGTTTAGGAAGAAAACAATCTGCTATGGGTTATGATTTTGGTGAATTTAATTCTGAAATTAATGATGTAAATGACTGGTTGTACAGTGGTAGACAGATGTTGTTCTGGAGTATTGGTAATTGGAGCCCAGGCAATACACTAAATTTAAGTCCAGCGGCAAGTGGTATTAAATTTAAAGCCGAGAAAGGAAGAGTCAGCAAAATAATTGATGTGGACCAAAGCCAATTCAGTATTTTAGATGAAGAAGGTAAAAATATTAAAGCAACAGAATGTGAGATTATTAGAGATGGTCAAACATTAGAAATTAGACCACCTGCAGGCAAACAACTTTATGGATTAATTTTATACACAAATGAAATTGAACATGCTATGACAATTTCTAATAAAACAATCTTTGGTGATACAATTTACGATGACGTTGTAAACCAAAGACAACGTAGAATTAAAATTAAAGGTAAAAGAACAAAAAATTGGAATGGTACATTGACATCTGAAGGTTTTGTTATAACCGCAGATGGATTAAAACCAAACTTTGATACCCTTGCAAGTGATATGGGCAAATATAACGAAATCGGACATGTGCCTGTAGAAAAACAAGTTTACGAAGCAAGTAGAAGACAATATGGATTTAACGAAAGAAAATATTTAAGAGAATTTGAATTAACACAAGATGACCAATATGATTTTTATGTTGGTATGATAAGAAGTAAAGGTACTAAAAACAGTTTAGAAGTATTGTTAAACAGTGATAAAGTTTTAGTACCTGGTAGTGTTAATGTATTTGACGAGTGGGCACTCAAGTCAGGTGATTTCGGTGATGTAGACAACTATCAAACAATTGATATGAAGATTACCGATTCAGAAATCACAAATGAAAAACAATTAATACAAATTGCTTACCCAGAAGATATTGTAAGCAAAGTTGCTGAAGTAGAAGTTTTAGATAGAACAACTAAATTCTATCAAAGACCTTTCTTAGAAATTGAACCACCACCTGCAGAAATTCCAGGTAGTTTTGAATACGGTGGAGGTACTACAGCACAGGCAACAGTAAACATTGGTAGTGACGGAAGAATATCAGATGTAGTAGTAACAGAACCAGGATACGGTTATACCGTGAATCCATCAGTAACAGTTGTTGCGGCTCAGTTGCTAACAGCAAATATTACTACACAGTTCTTAAAGCCATATGCAGTATCAACATCAAATGTTGATGTAAGTGGATTAGCAAGTGCTGGTAATATTTTAATTACAGACCATTTTAGTTCCAATGTTAATACTGTTATAGATTTAAGTAGTGTATCTACTGTAGAGGATGTTGCAAATGCAATTAACACTACAGCAGATGTAAATGCTAATATCATTGCTTCATTTACTAGAACAATTTCAGGAAATACTACAAACTTCTATTTAACAATTAAGGGTGATGATTTTACACTTGCAGAGCAAGGCGTAGGCAACACATTGTCAAACGTACTGTATTTAGAAAGTAAACGATATCAGCCAAGACAACGTTACAGTTTTGAAACAGCAAACAGCACATCTTACAGCGATGTAGTAGTTACCGTAGACGGAAATACAACATCAGGTGGTGTAGTAGGTGCAAGTAATGTTGATTGGGTTTTTGATCCAGGTAGTAGAACAACAATAACAACTAATTCATTGTTGTCAGGAAATGTATCACAGGCGTTTACATTTACACCTATAAGTGTTACAGACGGAATAACAACCACAGATGCTATTGCGGCAGATAATTTAACACTTTTAAATGGTAGTTACCCACACATAGATGTTGAAATAAATGGTGTAAAATTACCAGAAACAAGTGAAGAAGCATTGTTCACAATTACTAGTAATGCATCTGCAAATACATCAACTATAAACTTCTTAGATTGTGGTGCTATTCCAGGTGCACCTATACAGCCCAATTCAAAAATTGAAATTATAGAAAAAGCAACAATTGACTTAGAAGATACATATCAAGGTGATTTACCTGGAAGTTCAATGAATATTAAGGTACACGCCAACGATGCACTAGCGGCTAAATTAGAACAAATGCGTACATTTGAAATTTACCCGGATGCTAAAGGTGATGCAACATTACTCATCGACGTAGATGATGCAGATAGATTACCAGTACGACCAAGCGATATGGCTGAAAAAGGTTTATGGCCAAAAACATCAAGTGTGAGTTATTTGGGAATAGTAGATTCTAAATATAACACATTGCCGAACGCAGGATATATTTCTAGATACAATGTACAATATCAAGCATTTGACATTTACGATTTTGAAAACTTATTTGATGTTAAACAATTATCTAGTGCAACAAAGTTACCTAAAGAAGGTAATGTAGTACATTTTGCTAAAGGCGAGCATGAAGAATTTGATGTTTACAGATTATCTAATGTAAATTCAAATATTTCATTTATTGAATATGACGAAACTGTAGGAACAACATTCCTGTTTACAGACAATAGTTTATCTAACATTATATTAGATGGCAACGATTTGTCTAATACCAGTGCAGATTATGACCATACAAAATGGTTTGACCAAGTTTTAGCATTAAAAGGAAAATATGTTTTAGATCCTTATCATGCAAATTTAAGAACAGCAGAAGGTAATCCTGTTTATGTAACAGACCAATTAGAAGTAGACCATCCTGTTACACGATTTATTACAGAAGAAAAAATTGCAGAAAGTTATGTAGAACAAGGTAATATCACTCACACAGTACCTGATGTACAAAGCATTAGCACTATGGCTCCGCAATTAAGCGGTAATATCACATCAGCAGAACCAATTGCATTACAGAATGCTTATCAAAATGCTAGAGCAAACGTTATTACATCAGTTTCAGATTTTAAAATAACTAGAAGTGTTGATGCTGATCCTAACACTAGATTTAAATTTAATAACCAATTAACCTTTGACATTGGTAATGGTGAAATAGAAGGTATACAGCCAGGTGATTGGTTGAAGTTTACTGACACTGGAGCATCTAACCTTAATGGTAATGTGTTCCAAGTTGCTACAATTAAACCTGAGGGTAAAGTATCATTGTATGCAAACAGCACAGTATTAAATGGAATGACAACTTTAGTCAGCAAGTCAACACTAAGTTTTGTAAACTTTGGTAAGAACAGATACGCAAACATCGAACCTGATTATAATGTACAGATTGTTGCAAAAGGTCATGAATTTAGAACAAATGACAAAGTAGTATTTGATGCAGACAATTTAGGTGGAGCGGCTGGCACAGAGTTCATAGTTAAAGATGCAAGAACTGATAATACATTCTTTTTACAATCTAAACTGTTTGGCTCAAATAGTGCATTAAATGTAATCACAAATTCTGCTAATATTTCACATGCTCAAACAACACTAAAAATTACAGCAGTTCCTAACTTCTTATCAGATGCAGGTGGCAGTTTTGAATTGGGTAATAGTTTAGTACAAGGACATTCTATATTATTTAAAGATACTTCAGGTACAGAATTAAACGGTAATGCATATCCAATTTCTAACTTGAGAAAAGAAACTGTTTTAAAAACATCACTGACTGATATACAAGGCGGGTTTGGAAACGTAACAGCACCTATACCGCAAATAGTGGACAGTACAGTTTCTAATAGTACACTTGTACCGTTAGAAGAAGTTGACATGCCACCTGTAGGATCTTTAGCAGGTACTAACATAGAACCAGGCATGTACCTGTGGAGCGACGAATTAACTGACCCTGTAGAAGTAAAAACAGTTGCATATGATTTATCAAATAACGGCAATGAGCCTACAAGAAGCATTAGAAGTGCCAATGCAACAGCCAATACAATTACAATCTCAAATGCAGATGGAATAAGTGTAGGAGATGTTGTACTAGTTTCAGGTGAACTAGATGAATACCAAAATGTTACTGTAGCAAGTATATCAGGTGCTGATATCACACTATCAGTAAACGTTGCTAATGTAACTACATTAATTACACCTCCTGCAGGAGAACCTTATAACACAACATATGATGAAACATTGCACACTAGTTTTGATATTGAGTTATCCAATGGGGCAAAGATTAACAACAATGCTTTAATGAAATTTAGGCACAATGGAGATGGCAAAGTAGCAAATGTTACACTTGCAGACCCAGTTACACTAACATCAGGATTACCAGTAAACTTCACAAGGGCACAATACGAAATACCTGAATTAGGAGCCACATCAAGTGTTGATGTTGTTGTATTCGACATTAAACCTGATACTTACACAGGCAGTAATTTGTCAGAAGCAAATTTATCATTTACAATTCAAGAAGCAACAAAAATTACAACAGATACAGATTTATCTAGTAACTTCCCAATGGGAACTTTTGTAAAAGTAAATGCTGGTGGTATTTACGATTTATATGACAGAGCATACAAAATTGATACATCTGCAAATTCTTTTGTGGTTAAGAAAACATTATTAGAAGAAATTAAAAACGAATATCAAGTTATATCAGATGTAACTTCAAACACAACAATTACTATAAGCGACATTACAAATCAAATTTTCCCAGGTATGAGGGTAGAAGGAACTGGTATACCTGCAGATACAAAAGTTGCAAATGTGCTCGGAAGTTCTGTGTTTACAGTAACAAATAATGTAACAGTATCATCTGCAGATATTATTAAAGTATATAGAACAACATACGAAGATGCTACATTTATGTCAGCGAATACTGTGATTACAACCAGAGAAGATCATAATTTTGCTACAGATGGGTCAGACAAACTTCTAGGTAAAAACATCAATGTATACATGATGCATCCAGATTATTATAACAGTGAAATGAAAGTTGTAGACATACCAACAGCAAACACAGTTGTTGTAGAGTTTCCTGCTTTTTCACATCCTTATACAATTAGCGGTAACACATATTTGTCTAAATTTGATTACGATTTATACGGCGAAGAAGCACCCGGTATAAGTGGAAATGTGTCATACATTCCTTACTTTATAGCAAGTCATTTGGGTAATATACAAATTAACGGAGCAAATGTTGTAACAAACACATATCCTTGGCATAGTGTAGAAAAATATGTCAACGAAATAAAAGATAAAATGTACAACAAGGCGGCGGCTATAACACATAAAGGTTCTTTTGGATTAGACTTTAGATTCTTTGACATAGGTTTAGCCATGGATTCAAAAGCAATGGATACAGGATCATATTCATATCCAGGGCCAGGTACAGTACCACTTCCAAAAGGCACAACAGTAAAAAATTCAGATACAGGACAATCATCAACAGCAACGGCAGGACCTGCCCCAAGTGATGTTGTTCCGGCTCCGAAAGCACCTAGTGATGGTCCTTTAACTAGTCCGCCTATTATTGAATGTGGACCTGACCCTGACCAAGTACCAGAGCCTGAAGGACCGACATTAACTCCTCAACAAATTGCGGCTCAGGCATTATTGGATCAGCACAATTTTCAAACTCAATTCATATTGCCACACCAGCAAGAAGCAGTGAAACCTCAAGCACAGACGAATTTAGAGAATCAAGGCACAAGATATAATCAACAAGGTGGATACAGTTTGGGTGGCCCAAGAACTGGTAGTGACGGTGGTCTTGTTTACGGGCAACAGCAAGGTGCAGAATGGGGAGCAAATGAAAGACAATTCAATTATGAAACAGGAGAATGGGAATATGTGCCATCAGGTGCTAAATGGACTCAGGATGGAGTAGAATATACCATGATGGCAGACGGCACTATACAAGGTGACGATGGTACTATTTGGGCTACTAAAAAAACAAGAATAACAATAGACGGAGCAAAAGGTTCTTTAGGAGACAGATACGGTGATTATGGCATAGTCGGATTAACAGATCAAGGTAAAAAAGATGCAGATCCTGTTTTAAAAGCCAGACTTGCTATGATAAATCCTAGGTACCAGGCTAAAGCAGGAGAAGATCCTTCGTTACGCATCGATCATGCAGATAAAGAATGTAACACACTTATACCACATACCCATGCTTATGAACCTGTTGGTGAACCTTATTGTGTAGACGATGCAAATGGTAGAAATAAAGAGGGTATACAGCATCAATTATATAGATGTGCAAATGCAAACAACAACGACGAAGGTTGTGGAATGCCAGAATATATTGAAGAAACAAAAGGAGTCGCAACTTGTATCAAGCCATATGGTGGTTATATATCAGCAGTTTGGTCTGTTCCAAAAGTTGCAGAAGGCAGTAGTGCTGTGTATACTGTTACAACTGACAGTAATGTAAGAGACGGCACACAGGTCCTAGTTACTGTGAGCGGTAGTGCTAATGCTATAGCCGACACTGATTTGACTGGAAGTAGTTTTACATTAACAATCAATAATAGTACAGCAAGTAAAACAGTAAATTTCACTGCTGATGCAACAACAGAAGGCACTGAAACATTAACATTCACACTTGCTGAATACGACAATGACAACAACGAAACAGGACAAATGGTTGCAACAATCGACATTGATGACACCAGTCAGACTCCAGTTCCAACTTATTCATCTATGACAATCAGTAACAGCACACTTAGAGAAAATGGTGGGTTAGTTGATTTAGTAGTAAGAGGCTCTCACCTAACAGATGGAGCAACTATAGTTGGTACATTGAGTGGTACAGGTTTAACAAGAAGTGATTTTACAGCAGGCAGTGACTTAAACGATAATTTAGAAATTACATTTACTATGAGTGACCAAGGTGGTAATGCATTTGTATCAGATGTAAAACAAATAGCCGCTATTGCAGATGTAACAACAGAAGGCGACGAAGCATTCACTATCACATTAGCAAATTCAGACAGTAACGGTGCTAGTGCAGGACTTCCAAAATCAGTAACAGCAACTATAAAAGATGATTCACTCAGCCCAGCACCACCATATGAATGTGTGGATTACTATTTGTGGCATAACAATGGACCTACTCCAGAAACAACCAGTTTCTATTGTACTTCAGATACACAGAATCATACAATGCATGTGGCATTTGATATGTATAGTGCCAACGACGCATTGAGAGTTTATCAAAGTGACACAAAATATGGTAAGGACAGATTAATAGCAGGTACTCACTCAAACAGTACTTGTAGAAATATGACATCTGCAGAAAAAAATGAATTTAAAAACGTTATTTCAAACAATTCAGATCCTGGGAACAATTCAAGTGCCTTACAAACTCTCACAGACATGAGTACAAATCCTGACAGTAACGGTGGTAGAGCATACGCAGGTATTTGTGAGTTCACATACAACCAAGCCAATGGTAGATATATCACAGTTGAAACTGTAAGAGGTACAAATGGCGGAAGTTCAGTATTTAGATGGTGGGCTCAAGTGTGTATTGACGAAGGTGAAAATCCATGGTACTTTGAAAAAGAAGGCGGACACTCAAGCGGAACACAATCATCAAGTGGACCTGGTAACGGTGCTAGTGCAGGCTATGTTGCAACAGGATCAGTTGCTGGTGCTATGAAATCCACACGTAAATCAACTAAGACAGCATCATACAGTATTCCATTGGGCATACCAAACTTTGGTAATGTTCCAATGACGCCTAGCAATCCAATTGGCTATCATATTAATTTCAATGGCATTGGTTATAACGGAGTATATGGTTTCCAATCAGTTGGTAATGGTCCAGGATTAGGAACAAAGCCAATGGATTTTGCAGTACCAAGTGCATTACCTAGAATGAGAAGATTAAATGGCGGTGATGCATTTATGAGATACGGAATGAATAGAGCATCTTATCAAGATGACTTTACAAGATTCCATGATGCTGAATTTACAGATGCAAGAAGACCATTAGACGGCAGACCTAGTTTCCAAAATCAAGCAGGCACAGTAACTCCAAAAACATCGAGTCCTATACCTGATAATAGTGCATTTAATCCAGAAAGTGCTCCTGAAAAGGTAAAACCAAGAGCAATGGAAATTAAACTGTTGGAAAAAACAAAGACAGGAGTATATCAACCTAAAAAAGGAAGTAAAGGTGATATATCATTGAGAATTGAGTTAGAAGAATATTGTAGGCAGACAAAAGTCCATTTTTGTACGGATAATACGTTTATGACAGACGGCGCCGACACAGCAGGTCCCGGAGAAACGGATCATAGTAGATATGCTATAAGAGGTGGCGATACTTTTTGGGTAGGTGATACGCAGATTGACACCACAGGTGTTTTATCTGCTTCAGACATGAAGGCTAGAATCCAACAAGCAATGGGTAACAAAGTGAATGTGAATGTGACTAATGATCCAGACACAGGTCAGAAATGTGTAAGAGTAGCATTTAAAGATAACTCTGTTGGAGTACCTATTTTGAGAAATGGTTGTAAAGGTGGAGTATTAAAAGAAGTATTAGACTTTACAGTAAACAACAAAGATAACAGGTCATTCAGTGAGAACACATATACAGCAGGTACTAGAACCAGCACAACAACTGTTAATACACTGGTAAATGCTGATACCGATTCAAATGTTGACACACCTGATGTAAATGTTGGTTCTGTTTCAACAACAGCAACTGGCACTGATTTTATCACAAACACAATAACAGCCGAAGGAAGAAGACGCAGTGATAATCCATCAACAATTACTGTAGGACATAATGGTTCTAAATATAGAGTTGGTGATATATTGAGAGCAGTAGGTGGTACAGCAGTAGGCAATACAAGTAAGCCTGGAATGCAGATTGCAGGATTAGTTTTAGAACGAGGTGGTTTTGGATACGGAGTATGGGATGAAAACAGTCAACGATATGTATTGCCGGAAGGCTCTGTGCAAATTAGAGTAGGCGGCCCAGGAGAATCTGGATATGGCTTTGAACCAGATATGTCAGATTTAAGAGTAAATCCAATCACAGGTGAACTAGATTGTGCTTGGCAAGTTGCTTTAGGAGATGCTAATAGCCCTGGTGGTAAAAGAGGGCTGTTAGCAATACAAGGTTTAACTGGTGAAAAATACATATTCAATGATCCTCCTTCAATAACAATAACAGGACTAGGAACAGGTGCTAGATTCTCAGTAGCATGGTTAAATTCTAAACCATCAGATGTTGAAGAAGTTGCAATATTTAAAGTTACATCTGTTGGAGATGAAGGACAGATTGAAGATATGAAGATTCTCAACAGAGGATTGTATGAAACATTCCCAGGAGATTTAAATTCAGGTATTCCATTAGAATATCATACCACTAGAAAAGATGGCGACGGTAATGATGTTATTATCGGCACAACAGCAACAGGTTTTCAAGGGCAAGGAACAGGTGCTCGTGTGTTTATGACAGCAAGATTAATTGGTGACTGTAGACAGAAAGGCACAGCATTACAAGACATGGGATTAAGCGAAGGTCCACTAACTAGAGATGACTTTGACAAATACATTGTTGATTACATCAATGATCATTCAGAAGTAGACCCAGATGGAAATCCATATTTTAGTGCCGCCCTTACAAATAACGGTGGGATACCAGGAATAAGAGTAACGTCAGACCAAGGTGACGGAGTAGAAATTGGCGAAGGTCGTCCAGGTGATTTATCAGGATTCAATATTGATCCTGGTGCTTACATACCTGAGATTCCGCCAAACATAGATATCACAGAAGGTAGTGCCGCGGCAGGTGATGGTTCAGGTGGAACAGGAGGACCAGGCAGAGGAAAAAGTATTAGATATTCTAGTAGGCATCCATTTGCAATTAGTACTGACATAGGTGAGTTATTATCACAATCAGGCTTGTACAAATATGAATTGAGAAGATTAGACGGTACTAGCCCTATCACAATAACATCATCAGATGCAAAAGCAATTCATGTTGATCCATTAGCATTGGAAAGTGTTAGACATAGCACTGAAACAGGTTTAGATATGGCAAACATTGCCAACGTGTGGATTGACAATTATAATGATACAGGAAAATGGGCATACTTAGAAAGTAACACAATTATAAGACAGCAAGAAGATTTAGTAGATACTAGATTTATCAGAGACGTATTTACATATGATGAAACTTCTGCAGAAAAAGAATTTGATATAGATTTATATGATCCGTTTAAAGGTATTATTCCAGGTTTCATAGACAAAGAAATAGATTTGAAAACATTGAGAGATCCAATAGTTTACGATGGTAGAAAGACAAAATACGGCAGAGCACAAGTAGGTTTAAGATGGTGGGATACTACCAATGTGAGATATGAATGGTATGAGCAAGGATCTGGAAATTACGGAGCACAAGGTTATAACAATTATGAACGTTCTGTAAATTGGGGTAATATGTTCCCAGGTAGTAGAGTTGAAATTTACGAATGGGTTGAGAGTTTAAGTCCTCCAAGTTCTTTCACACAAGGAAGACCACATCCGGATCAAAACTTTATAACAGAATCTCATCCTGATAAAACTGGTAAGCCTTTAACATATTACTATTTCTGGGCAACAGAGTTAGATGTTGTTTCTGATTTAGCAAGAGTAAACTACAACAAAGAAAGAACTACTAGGGATATAACTAGGTTATTAACTGACTTGGAAAGTGAGAGAGTACCTTACACAGGTATTGTGTCTCCTGATGGACTTGTTGTTAATACACTAGGTGATTTGATTAGAACTGAAGACAGTATTTTAAGTGTAAACTTTAAACGTAAAGACACAGAAGCAGTACAAAAACACAGCAGTTGGAATCTAGTAGGCGAAAATGATACTGATGGTGCTATACCTAGAAATTTAAGTATTAAAATGATAGACAGTTTAGCAGGGTATAATGCTATTAAACAAGTTGTACCTGGTTCTGGATTAAGCACATCAGAAAGATTTGGTTCTAAATTTAGACCTAGACAAACAATGTTTAAGGATCTTAAGAAAGCAAGAAAACAGATGTTTGTAGTTATGAATGATATCTTTAAAGATATTAAAATGAATACAACTTTTATAGATTGGAAAAAAGAATTACCTAAGGATTATTCATTACTACAAGATGTAAATTGGTATGAAAAGCAAAGAATTAATAAAGTAGATAATAGCACAGTTTATTATGATAGCACATATAAACCTTTAAGAAAAGTAACAGATACAAAACAATTTGGTTTATTAACAAATGTATTAGATAAGAGTATTATTCAGGTACAGAAAGATGATACACAAGCATACAAGTTATATGAGTATGATAAGAAAACTAATACATTTAAACTTATTGCAATCGAAAAAGAAACTGTAGCATGGAATGATAGTGTTTGGAATGATGCACAAAATCTCACAAGAGGTACGGAAATCAGAGACATACTAGTTGCATTGTATGAAAAAATATTTATTAATACATACGAAATACATTGGAACAAATTCTTTTTTGAAATGTTGAAGTATGCATACGCAGAGCAAGGTGAATTGGATTGGGCATTCAAAACAACATACCTAAAAGTTGTTAAAGAAGAAACAGATTTAATACCATTTAAAGGATTTAAAGTTGACAACTTTGATAAAGCCGTTGAATATTTCAATGAAGTAAAACCTTATAGTAGTAAGATTAGAAATTACAGTGATATCAAAAAAGCACCTGTTGAAATTTTATCAGGAAAAACAACAGACTTTGATAGACCACCTTATTATGACGAAGACAATTATACAGTAAGAATATTAGATGCAAGTGTAAACGCAGATAACACCATTCTAAATTCAGATACTGATTATGCAGGTTTTGTGAGTAACAGTGATAAAGTTAGAACATTTGACCAAAAAATTATATTTGATAGAGTCAAAGGATCATTGTATGAAAACAGTTCTGGTGGAACTACACAAACAATTATTGCAGACGGTTCAACAACAATATTCAATTTGAACTTCACTGTTGAAGATGAAAGTAGACTGGAAGTTCATGTAAACGGTGAAAAGATTGAAAAAACATCAGACGGTGGTAATGTTACTAACTTCACAGTTGATTTAGGTAACTCGTTTGTTAGTTTTTCAGACGAAGCAAACATAAACAACAGAGTTGGCACACCGGAAAACGGTGACAAAGTTGAATTTAAATACATAGATGGTTTTGATCCGACATTAGAAACAATGAATGTATCTATTGCTAAGAACTTAGTAGCAATAGAGTCAAACAGTAATATTAATATTTCTAACACATCACAAAAATGGACAGCACCTGAAAGGTTATGGAAGTTTGACCCTGATGTGAGAAATGCAATTACCACAGCATTTGATACAGCATATGGTACTGGTGCAGGTTCTAATACAGAGATAACAAGCAATATAAGTATTATGACTTCCATGGTTGCAGATGGTAATTTAAAACTTGCATTAGATTTAATCAAGTCAAAAGTACATGCTACTTTCCAAGGCGAAGAATTAGATGCAAATGTATTCACAGATGTTGTTCCTGGTACACACCCAACAACATTCTATACAGATAGCAGAGGATTTGATACTTATGCTTGGGACGATGGCTTATTTGATAGAGAAATTGAAGTAGATAACTTTGTTGGTATATTCAGCGAAAGTGCTTCAGGTAATGTAAATTACAGAGTAAATGATGAAACTGTTTATGGATTTGATGCTACAACATTCCTAAAACACAGATATGGTCCTGATAGACCTGAAGAACTTGCAGTGGTACAACCACTTGAAACATTAACTATGGATGTTTACACTAAAGGTAATACACAAATAAGTACAGACAGTACTGATGCAAGATATCTGGTGTTTATGGATATTTTTGGAAATAGCGAATATTATAGAAGAACTGTAAATGCATTAACAACAGTATCATCGAATGTTAATATTTGGGATAATGAAATTAATGTTGTAGATGCAAGTAGATTGCCTGATGCTACAAAGAAAGACACAGCAGTTGTTTGGATCAACGGCGAAAGAATAGAATACGAAAAACGTGATACAGTAAACAATAAATTAGTAGGTATCACAAGAGGAACAAAAGGAACATCACCTAATACAGTTTTAACAGCAGGGGAAGGCATATTCAACGGAGAAGAAACTGAGAATATAAGATTAAGAGATGCCAATGGTAACATATTAAGAGACCCTGAGGACTTTAACTGGATTAAACCAGTAGCAATATTTGATGATACAGTTCCTTTTGATGATGATTGGGACGGCACAGGAAGTCTAACAGGATTCCAAAACAATGTTATGACCACAGCAGGCACAGTTGGTGATTTACCATATGATGTTGATGCAGGAAACGTTACATTTGGATTTGACTCCAGTTGGGACAATTCAGGGTCGTTTAAGCCAACATCAAACGGTGTAGAAAATTACACACTCCCATCATTTGATATAGATGAAGATACAGGTTGGGATTCGGGTGATCAAACCCTTAAAGAAGCAAGAAGTATTACAGATAAAGGTACTGTCTTTAAAGCAAATACAAGTATTATAGACTTCTTGCACAATTTTGATTAAGAATTAAAACAATATATAATGAAAAGTGATAAATAAGAATATGAACGTTAGCAATGACAAAGCAGAAAAGGAAATGAAGCAGGCTAGTAAACCAGTCGATGAAAATGCAGGCATCAAAATGTCAGGACATATCTTGATTAGAGATGCAGATACAAAAGAAGAATTTGTAAACAAAAGAAATGCAATTCATTATGGTAACATGGCAAATATGATAGCAAATGCATTGACCAACCAGTCAGGTGCATATATCCATTATATGGCTTTTGGTAACGGAGCAACAAGTGTAGACTCAGCAGGCAAGGTGATTTATAAAGCACCACGTGTCAGTGAGTCTTTCGAAAATAGTGCAACTCTGTATAGTAGAACTTATGAGAAAGTTATAAGTAACAACACTACTACAGACAAGATTGAAATAATCACAGGAACTAGTTTTACAGATTTAAAAATGACTTGTACATTAGGTTATAATCAACCTGCAGGACAAGACGATTTTGATAGCAGTACAACTAATGAAGGCACATACGTTTTTGATGAACTTGGCTTGCTAAGTTATGCAACCGATCCTGCAGATAGTAAATTGCTAACACATGTGATATTTCACCCAGTTCAAAAAAGTGCAAACAGAACAATTGAAATTATATATACTGTCAGGGTACAGTTAAATTAATAGAGGATAGAAAATGACTTATTCAGTACAAAATACAGATGGTTCTAGAACCATTAACGTAGCCGCAAGTCAGGTAAACTCTTCTTTCAGTGTTGCACTGGTCGGTAGAAATGTTAGTGGTTATGGACAATACTTTGTTCAAAACTCTATAAGACATTTAGAAAACTTTGCCAGTAGCTCAGCACCAGCAGATGACATTTTATTAACAGGTCAAGCATGGTACGACAAGAATGAAGATGTAATGAGAGTTTACGATGGCAGTGGCTGGCAAAGAATGAGTATTACAGTAAGTGCGGCGGCACCAAGCGGCGGTGTTAATTCAGGTACTGCTTACTATGATACAAAAGATGATAAATTAAAAGTGCATAACGGAACAGCATTTGTTGATGCCAGTTATGCAGGTAAAGTAACAAACCAATTCAGTGGAATTTCCGACGTTGGTAGTCCAAGTTTATACGGAACAAGAATTAGAACTATGTATGTTCCGGGTAATGATGGTATCAAACGTGCCGTATTAGCATTGATGTATGTAAACAATGGTACAAATTCGTTCCAAGGTGCTACAAGCGGCGAAAGTGTAATGGCAATATTCAGTGACCATGCAGAGTTTACAATTGATACAACAGCGACTTGGGAAATTGAAGGATTAGCAGATGTAAGTTTATACACAGAATTTACAGACTCCGATGGTATTGGTAACAAAATTAAACCAGGTATGAACCTGAGACAAAAATACTCAGGTACTGCTATTGCATTAGCAAACGTGGCATTAGAAGCCAATATTGCAAATGCTATTCAAACAGGTAGTGGTAACATAGATGCTAACAACATTATTCATGTAGGACGTAGTTATGTACCAACAACCACAGACAACGAAACATTAGGTGCGGCAGGTTCAAGATTTTCTGAACTACACATTGACACAATTTTTGTTGGTGATCCAGCATCTAGTTCAGCACAATATATTAAGAAAGCAAAAACAGGTGGTAACACCAGTGTTGTTTTAGATATTGGTGAAAGTGATGCTCCAATTGATAATCTATATGTTACAAACGTAACATTGGCAAATGGCGGTGGCATCAGTGGTCTTAATGTTGAAAGTTTTGGTTCTAACGTAGCACCAATTGACGAAGTTTGGTCTTCTAACGTAATAGTTAATGAAGGTAATGTTTGGGTAAACAACTTAGGTTTCTATGGAGATTTAAGAAATCCTGTAACAGGTAACATTGTTGTTGATGTAAGTGGTGACGCAGTTATAACCACTACAGGTACTGCAACAATGACTAACAAAACATTTGGCAGTGATATACTTGCAACAGACAATAGTGTAAACATTGGTAATACTGGTACTAAATTTGGTACTGTTCACAGTTCAACATTTAATGGTGTTGATGCAGTATTATCAGGACAAGCAAATGCAACAACATTCAATGGTAATGTATCGGGTGCTTCAGCAACTTTAAGTGGTACTGTATCAGGTGGTACATTAACTGATGGAACATTGAGTTCTACAGCAGGTACTATTACTGGTGGTGTTGCCGCAACATTTAGTGGTAACGTAACAGGTAACTATTTTGTTGGTACAGCAACAGCGGCTCAATATGCTGACTTGGCTGAGGTTTATTCAGCAGATTCAGATTATGAAGCAGGCACAGTTGTTAAAATTGGTGGTGATGCAGAAGTAACACAAACAGAATCACATGCAGATGTAGATGTGTTTGGTGTTGTTTCAAGTACGCCAGCATACTTGATGAACAGTGAAGCAGAAGGTTTACCAATTGCACTAGCAGGAAGGGTTCCTGTAAAAGTCATTGGTAAAGTTGCCAAAGGCGAAAGGCTTGTAAGTTCAGATGTTCCGGGTGTTGCTTGGGCATTAGGCGAAGATGAATACGATGCTAGAGCAATAATTGGTAGAGCATTACAAAGTAAAGAAGATGGCGATGCAGGTATTATAGAAGCAGTCATTGGAGTAAAATAAGGTAAATAGTAGTAACATTTAGTAGGAGAAAATTATGGCAAGTGGTTCAACTTTAACAGTAACAGGCGGAACTAATATGGTGCAAGTCGTAGCAGGTGATACAATTGGTCCTGCAGACTATGACAATATGGTTGCTAATGTTTACAGACAGTTAGGCACACCAAATGATGTAACATTAGGTACTTATTCATCAAGTAGTACATATGGTTATAATCAATCAACAGGTAGTTTAAATGCCGCGACTGGCGAAGCCATCAATGCAAGTAGCACAGATAACGGCTACAAAAACCTACAAGACGAAGTTCAAACTCTTGCAACTTTCTTAGGGCATTCGTTAAACAGTTCAAGTAGTTCAGATTCATCAGCAGGTGATTCAATTACAGCAACTGATTGGAGTAACTTAATGGATGATGTCAAAGATGTATTTGATGCTAGACATTCTATTCCAGGTAGTAGTTTAACTACAGATGCCGCAGTAACAAGCACAAGAACAACAGGTTGGGGTAGTTCAAGTGAACCAGCAATTTTACATCAGTTCACACTTACATTTGCCAACGAAGCGGCTTGTAGAGGTTTCTTTAACAGTGGTGGTGAAGTATTGTTTACCGCTTCAAGAAGTGGTGGAACATCAGGTAGTAGTGCAGGAACAATTGGTTCTCAAAATTCTAACTGGACATCACTATTAAGTGCAATGGGTACATTAAGATTTAATCTTGACGATTTAGTAAGTTCAGGATCAACAGGAACAAGTGCTAACAAAGGTTTTTATGAGCTCACAACAAACAACCAACAATTATATATTAAATACGGTTCAGGTGCTTATGCAAGTAACTATTATAAAATTGAAGGTAGTGTAAACAGCACAACTAATCCAACAGTTTTAACTTTTAATGTAACAATGAGAGATGACCACGCATTAGGTGATGGTATCGGTCCTGACGGTATTGACGGTAACAGTGATGATAGCGACGGATACGTTGATGCTGTAGACGGCACAATTCAGAGTGTTATACAAACTAACAGAGCAAACAATGGTATTGTCCATGTCGCTCCAAGTAGTGCTACAACAAGTAATTTATAATTAAAATACAATTTTTAAAGCCAGTTCATCGTAACTGGCTTTTTTTTGACTGGTAAATACAGTTATGTCGTCTAAACTAGAAAAAGCACTCGAATTCGCTAATTATCGTACAACTTTAAATGTACAGCACAATGCCTTAAAAGCAAAAGTGCAAACATTATTAAGTTATAGCATAAACGGTGGAACATTTGAAATATCGCAAGAACTGATTTCTTTTATCAAATTACTATTAGATAAAGAGTATACTGATGCAGTACTTTTAGATACTTATAATAATCCTATACAAATAGAAAATCTAGACGACTTCTTAGAGGAGATTTTATCAAGATACTTTGAAGCAGTAAATGAATATCATGCTGAATATCAAAAAATAAGAAAAGCAAGAAAAGTACACAAATTGATAGATTTAAATTTAGATGACTCATAATTATATATTTGATGTAGACGGCACACTTACACCTAGCAGAGGTTCAATAGACCCAACATTCTATAAACAATTTTTACAGTTTGCAAAAACACACAGAGTATTTCTAGTTACAGGCAGTGACAAAATGAAAACTGTAGAACAAATAGGATTAGAGATTTATAATACTTGTATGCAAGTATTTAATTGCAGTGGTAATGATATCTATTATGGGGATAAACAATTATATAAAAATAATTGGAAACTGCCCCAGGCGGCTAAAGACTGGCTAACAGTAAAATTAAATGAAAGCGAATATCCTATTAGAACAGGTTTACATTTTGAAAACAGAACAGGTATGTGTAACTTTAGTGTAGTAGGCAGACATGCAGACCAAGAACAACGCAAAGACTATTATGCATACGATTGTATCGAAAAAGAACGAGAGAAAATATCACAGGAATTTAATTTAATGTTTCCAAAACTACAAGCAGATGTAGGTGGTGAAACAGGCATAGATGTTTTTCAAAAAGGTAAAAACAAAGCACAGGTATTGCAATATTTTAGTAATCCAGAAACAATAAAATTTTATGGTGATAGAACAGATCCTGCAGGAAACGATTATTCTATTGCTTGTCTATTAGAACCTCATCAAGTCTATGCTGTCTCAGATTGGAAACATACATCGGAGTTATTAAAAAATGAGTAAAGGTTTTTTGATGTTTGCTCATAACAACAATGAGATTGATTACCTAAAACTTGCTGTGGTAAATGCTTTACTTATAAAACAAAATTGTGATATACATGATATCACAGTGGTAACAAATCAGCACAGTTATGATTATACTGTAGAACAATTAGGAAAAGATTTTGTACATAATGCAATATCTAATATTGTAATTACAGAAAAAGATAAAGACTTTAAACGTGCAAATCAAAGACTATATAAAGATACCAGTCATACAAGCAAAGCATTGCCCTTCTACAACGTGGATAGATGCGATGCATACAATATATCACCTTATGACGAAACGTTGCTTATTGATGCTGATTATTTAATTTTGAGCAACAGTTTAAACAGTTGTTGGGGACATGAAAATGAATTAATGATGAATTGGTCATATCAAGATATCATGTCAGAACGAGATGACCCGACATTAAAAAGATTAAGCCCAACAGGAATAACAATGTATTGGGCAACAGTAGTGTATTTTCGAAAAACAGATTTTGCAAAACAATTTTTTAAAACAGTTGCACATGTAAGAGATCATAGAGAATTTTACCAAGATGTTTACAAATGGCCCGGCAATTTATACAGGAATGATTACAGTTTCAGTGTTGCCGCACATATGATGAGTGGTTTTGTAGACAAAGGTATACCACAACTTCCAGTCCCCTATCTGTATAAAACTTTTGATACAGATGATATTCATAGTGCTCCGGCACCAAATGAACTCATTTTTTATCTTGAGAAACCCAAAAGTTTAGGCGACTTTATGTTATGCAGATGGAGTGGGCTGGATATCCATGTAATGAATAAATGGGCAATAAATAGAACTAGTAATGTATTAATGGAGTATGCAAATGTATAAATTATTACAACCATGGACTCCCGACTTTAATGCTAAGTATAGAGATATTTTTTATCTAGGTGAAAATCGACATAAGATAAGCATGAACAGTATGGACCACAGTCCTATAACAGATTTGAAACAACTTGGCTTTGATATAAAATATAGAAATAAAATTCAAGGTGAACATTTTTTAAAATTTCTAATTGAACAAAATGCACAAAAAAATAGTATAACTTATGTAATGAATTTTGCATTAAGTGTGTACCCGTGGTATGACTCAGGATCTGAGTTAAAAGATATTATAGAAAGTTTTTCTAGTGTTAAAGGCTTTGATAATTTAAAATGGCGGTTTGCAAACACATGGGATTTATATTGCATGGAAGAAGAACAAGATAGATTAAATTGGTTTTTAGAATCAACTAGTAAACTTAAACAAGAAAATATTATTATGGATTTAGTAAATTTTGATATAGTTGATTTATATAAAGAACATTTACCCAAAGCAGATATTAATTACAAAAGTGTGTATTTTTCAAACTTAGTACTTTGTAATATGAGAGGCAGAGATGTTTATGAACCAACTTTAGACAAACGGGAAAAGCATGTTTTAACTTTTAATAATATTGTAAAGACACACAGAAATGCAATAGTCGATTTATGTGCTGAGCATGATGATAAGACACTTTATAGTTATATAGGTAGAGATATTTTGTTGGACTCTGAAGAATGGGAATTGTTTGATAAAAATTATACTGCTGGTCCTCATATGGGTTTACTATGGAGACCTCCATACAAATTAATAAATTCTGCTTACACACTTATTAGTACTGAGACATTTTTTGAAGACGACAGAACTTACAATTTTGACGACACACGTCGAAGGTCAGCATTCGATAGAAGTCAGAATTGGGAATTATCAGATGATTTCGAAGGCAAACACAGAGAAAGTGTTGTGTTAAACAAAAACGTTAAATATGCATACATAACAGAAAAAAGTTTTAAATCTGCATTTTTTAAATTGCCTATGATTATTTGTGGTTTGCAAGGAAGTTTAAAAACTTGGCACAGGTTAGGCTTTGAAAGTTTTCCTGAGTTTTTTGATGAACAATATGATACTATTACAAATGCAGACGAAAGATTAGAAAAAGTTAAAAGTGAAATTTTAAAAATAATCAATATGGACACAAACGACTTACATGAGTTATACCATAGTAAAATTGTTCAAGAAAAATTAGAACATAATCAACAACAATTTTTTAAACATTATTTAAACGATTTTAAATATCACACATTTAACTATAAACAGAATGTTCATCCGTTAATGGATAAAATTATGGAACAATCTGATGCGTAAGAAAAAACCACCTAAGTTAGGAGATTACATTGAGCATACTTGTAGACTTAACGGCACTTTTCAAGGCACAGTAGTACAACTATTAGGTATGCAATTTGTTTACGAAACAGGAGACGGCAACACACGTTTTTGTTTATATAGAGAAGAGTGGAAACACATAGAGGAATAACAATGGAAGATTTTATTATTACATTAATTGTTTTAGGTCTATTGGCTGGCGCAATATATCTTAATGTAGTATTACAAGATACTAAAGCAATGGATATAATGAAAAAAATATTTTGGCCTTTGATTAAATTAAAAGAATGGGTTGACCCAAACCACTGGGCAAATAAATTAGGCGAAAAGAGTGGTGCTTATGACAAAGCAAGAAACAGCAAAATAAGAAAATGGGGCGACAGTCTAGAAGGCTGGAGATGGTGGACTTGGCAAATTGTAGGTGGTGGAATTACACTTTTGATAATTGAATTCTTACTTAACATCACAATTGGCTATTCAATTCTACCTTGGAGATGGTAATTGAGTAAAGGTTATATAGTAATAGCACAAAACAATGATACTGTGGATTATCTAGAACAGGCGTATGCTCTTGCTTTAAATTTAAAACTCACACAGAGTACTGTAAGTAATCTAACAGTATGTGTAGATCCTAAGACTAAGTCGATGATTACACAAAAACATAAAAACGTTTTTGATAAAATTGTTGATATACCATGGACTGACAATGCCGCAGATGCAGAATGGAAAATTAATAACAAATGGAAATACTATTATATGACACCATATGATGAGACTGTTATACTAGACACTGATATGATATTTCCGTTTGATGTAAGCAATTGGTGGGAACATCTAAGTACTAAAGATGTTTGGGCATGTACTAATGTAAAAACATATCGTAATGAGTTAGTAGATGATATGTATTATAGATTAGATATGAAAAGAAATAAAATGCCAAATGTTTATACAGCATTTTTCTATTTTAAGAAAAGTGATACAGCAACAGAATTATTTAAAATGATACAAATTATTTTTGAGAATTGGGAGAGGTTTTATTTTAAATATATGCCTAAAGGTAAACCTGACTGGCTAAGTGCAGATGTGGCATACAGTCTAGCAATACAATTATTGGGTATAGAAGATAAATGTACTATGGATCATATAGAAGATTTACCTACGTTTATACATATGAAAAGTTTTGTGCAAAATATAGCAACAAGCGAAATAGAAGAAGATTGGACTAAGAGTATACCAACATATTATAAAAGTTATAAAGATTTTAAAATAGGAAATTTTCAAATTACATATCCTTTTCACTATGTGCAAAAGGATTGGATGACAAAAGATAAAATACAGCAGATGGAAATAGAGGTCAATAAATGAGAAATAAAATAGCATTAAGTATGGCAAAGTTTTTTAGATTTTTTGCTGATACATTTTTTGCACAAAGATATGGACATAGAGCAGTAGTATTAGAAACTGTAGCAGGTGTGCCTGGTATGGTTGCAGGCATGTGGTTACATTTTAAAAGTCTGCGTAAAATGAAAACAGGCTATGGACCTGACATAAGAGAAATGTTAGCAGAAGCAGAAAATGAAAGAATGCATTTGATGTTCTTTATAGAAATAGCACAACCAAATTGGTTTGAAAGAGCATTAGTGTTAATTGCACAGATAACATTCATGATTTATTATTTTTTACTTTACATACTAAGTTATAGATTAGCACACAAAATGATTGCATACTTTGAAGAAGAGGCAGTAAAAAGTTATACAGATTATCTTGCTCTTGTAGAAAGTGGACAAGTAGAAAATGTTCCTGCTCCACAGTTAGCAATAGATTATTATAAAATGAAAAAGAATGCAAAACTATCTGACTTAATAAAAAAAGTTAGAGCAGATGAAGAACATCATAGTAAAGTAAATCACAGGTACGCAGATGGATAATTTAACACCAGGTGAACGTCTTGCCCTATTAAAAGAAGAAAAAGGCAACCTAGCAGAAGCTCAAAAAGAGATGATTGCTTTTACCTATATTGTATATGACGAAGACGGTAATATACATTATAAAGGTATTACAAAACCAGATATGTCTACATATGATGACAGTTTTAAATTTTATAAGTTTAATACATCAGATGTAAGAATTATAGATTCTCAAGGACAAAGTATGGCACAATTTTTAATAGAAGAAGATGAGCATGATGTATGCCATATAAAATTAAAAACAATAGAGTCAACAAAAATACGAGCAAACAGAGATTTCTTAACAGAAATAACCAGCACAGATGACGATTATGATGTGATGTTTGGGTATACTGCAGATGACTGGGTGATATCTATACGTGAAAATTTAAAACTCAAACAGCAATTAAGTTTTTATATAACACCTATAAAAGAACCTCATATACTTTTAGAACGTGTTGCAGTACCATTAGAACTATTTGCCGATGATAATATTGTATTAATAAAACGAAAAAATAAAATATCAGAAAACTTCAGTATTTACACTCACAAGAATTTTGACAAGTACTCTAGAATTTAAGATAAATATGTGCGTAGTTAACACAACAGGACGCACATATGGCAAAACTAGACGTTACAGAACTAGACATATTTTATATTTCATACGATGAACCAAACTGTGAAGAACATTGGTCAGATTTACTAAACAAAGTACCTTGGGCTAAACGTGTTCATGGAGTAAAAGGTTTCGACGCCGCACATAAAGAATGTGCAAATCAATCAGAAACAGATAGATTTATCACCGTAGACGGTGACAACATTGTCATGCCTGATTTTTTTGAACAAGTACTAGACATTCCTGATACTGACCACGATGGTAATAACATTGCAGAAAGTATTTTTAGTTGGAACGGCAAAAACATTTTAAACGGTTTAGTGTATGGAAATGGCGGACTAAAGTGTTGGCCTACAGAATACACAAAAACAATACACACTCACGAAGCCGCCACTGACGGTGAAGGTATGGAGTTTTGTTGGAAACTTAACTACATACAACTAAATGATACATTTAGCGAAGTACATCAAACAGCCAGTCCATTCCAAGCCTTTAGAGCCGGCTTTCGTGAAGGTGTTAAAATGAGTTTGGATGAAGGCACAAGAATAAAACCAGATGAGTTTAAAGAAAGAGTCTGGTGGCAGAACTATAATAGATTGCAAACATGGTGCAACATAGGAAGTGATGTTGAAAATGGATTATGGGCAATTTATGGTGCTAGACTAGGTTGTAAAATGACAGTACTAAGTGATTGGGATACTAACTTGATATCAGATTATGATTGGTTTAAAGACTTTTTTAATAATGATGTTCTTCCACGTTTCCCAGGAGATGAGGTTTGTCGATACACAAAAGTTAATTGGAACAAGGAAATGTTGTACATAGGAATACAAGATTTAGGTGTAGAACTTAATGATAACATAAACGAAATGATGTTGTTTGATCCTAATGAGCAAATGTGTAAATTCTTTAAAAAGACTTATGTGAATCCAAGACGTTGGGGTGTAATGATTAGAGAAAAACAAATCCAAGATTTATTGGAGAAAGGATTAATTCAATGAAAACAGGTTGGACAATATGGAAATATGCCATAGGTTCATTCAGTGATGAGAAAACAAAAGACTATGACAATTACGTTGCAGTAATAAGAACATTTGTAGTTTTAGTAAACGTTGTTTGTGCATTTTTTATTATGGCAAACATCATACATAATTGGTAATGAGTATATACGATCAAGCCGCTGATAAGGCTAAAGAACAATTAGATAATATAAGCCCAACAATGTGCTATGCAAAATGGAGCCAAGTGTCTATGCATTTGACTAATGGCATGACGCATAGTTGCTACCATCCGCCTACACACAAAATACCGTTAGAAGAATTAGATAAAAATATTACAGCATTACACAATACAGAAGAAAAGAAAGAACAACGTAGGCAGATGCTTAAAGGGGAAAGGCCCGAAGGTTGTAGTTATTGTTGGAATATAGAAGATACAGGTTCGAGGAGCGATAGAGTTTATCGTAGTGGAGAATATTGGGCACAGGAAAGCAGAGAAGATATAATGGATGCTGGTGCTAGTGGTAATATTAATCCTCGGTATGTGGAAGTTAATTTTAATCAAGCATGTAATTTTAAATGTAGTTATTGTAGTCCACATTTAAGCACAAGTTGGCAAGAAGAAATAGAAGAATTTGGAGAATATCCAACGACTGCTCCACATAACAACATTACTAGTCTAACTAACAAAGGTCTTATGCCACTTAAAATAAGCCAAGAAGATAATCCATACGTTACAGCATTTTGGAAATGGTGGCCCGAGATGTATAAAACATTACGAGTGTTTCGTATGACAGGCGGTGAACCTTTAATGGACAAGAACACATTTAAAGTATTAGATTATGTATATGAGCAACCAAACAAAGACTTAGAATTAAGTATAACATCAAATATGTGTCCAGTCAATGATGCATTGTTTGAAAAGTTTTTATCAAGTGTTAAAAAACTAGATAATGTACAACATGGTGCGGAAGTATATGTTAAGGATCCTTTAGATGGAACAGACTGGCAAACATGGCAACATTTTATAATAGGCGAAGAAGCAAAACGATATCACGACAGCGACTTACCAGTAATAGAGCGACATGATATACCGCAAACATTCTTACAAGTCGGACAATGTGAGGAACAAGACAATAACAGTTATACATACATTTATGAATACAACGATAAAGCATATCATAACTTTAGTGTGTTTGTAAGTTTAGATGGTTGGGGAGAACAAGCAGAATATATGCGTAATGGTATGGACTTTGACCAACTATGGAATAATGTACATAGGTTTTTAGATGAAACTAGATATACTAGTGTTAATTTTATTAATACATTTAATTGTTTAAGTGTAACAAGTTTTAAAGAATTTTTAGAAGGAATATTAGAATTAAGAGAAAAGTGGAGTAAAGAAAATCAATTTGCAATGGGCTGGGAAGTACCGGAACAACGTATATGGTTTGATATACCTTTACTGAGAAATCCTGCTTGGCAAAACTTACAAGTATTGCCTAGTCAATATCAGTCTTACATGGAAGAAGCAATACAGTTTATGGAACAAAATATTGCAAATGAAGATTATGTTGATTACAAAGGATTTAAAGATTTTGAAATTGCAAAAGCAAAACGTAACTTAGAAATTATGAAAAAAGAGTTGCCTCAAGAAAAATTAATTAGAGACAGAGCAGACTTTAATAAATTTTTTACAGAGCATGACTTAAGGCGTAACACAAACTTTTTAGCAACATTTCCAGAAATGCATGATTTTTGGGCAATGTGCGAAGAGGCGGAGGCACTTAATGGATAGTAGAAAAATAATAGACGCTCTTAAAAAGGGAGTAGTCACAATAGTATTTGAAAAAATAGACACAAAAGAGATTCGAACAATGCCATGCACATTAAACAATGAGATATCAGAACAAACAATGAAAGTTGGTAATTACACCAGTACTGACACAATAGTTTGTTATGGGTTAGATGTTAAAGCATGGCGTGATGTTAGAATAAACACAATCATAGAATGGTACGAAGGATACCCAAAGGAGGCGTAATGCTAGACATAGACAGTATAAGAAACACACTTACAACAAACTTAAACGAAACAAAGTCTGAGGGAGTTGATATAGATATAAATGTAAATGTAATAAGTGAAGCAAATGGCAAATTTAATGTACAAGTTCACGATAGTGCAGTTACAGTTGATGATGGAAACTTGGATAAAGCAGACATCACAGTAGGCTTTGTAAACAAAGATGTAATGATAGATATGTTTACAAAGGGAGCAAATCCTATGTCATTAGTTATGAGCGGTAAGATGACTTTTAACGGTGATATGGCAAAAGGAAAAAGTATTAAGGGGTTATTCGTAAAAGAATAATAATAAAATGAAAGTTTTAATTTATGGATTACCTGGGTCTGGCAAAAGTTACTTAGCAGAAAAACTTTGCGAGTATTTAGGTGATAAAGTAAAATGGATAAATGCTGATAAGGTTAGAGAAGAAGCAAATGATTGGGACTTCTCCGAAGAAGGTAGATATCGACAAAAACACAGAATGAAAATGCTGTGTGAACAAGCAGAAGCAGAAGGCAAAATAGCATTAGCAGATTTTGTTTGTCCTTATGTAACTGCAAGAGAAGAATTCAATGCAGACTATAATATATTTGTGGATGCTATTGACGAAGGAAGGTTTGAAGATACAAACAAAATCTTTGAACGTGACAAAAATTATGATTACAGAATAAAAAATCATAATAATATGGATGCAATTAATCTTGCTTGGATATTAGGTAACTTGTATATATGGGATTGGAAAGCACCTACAACACAAATGTTGGGAAGGTTCCAACCATGGCATGACGGTCATCAAGCATTGTTTGATAGAGCATTAGCAAAACACGGACAAGTGTTTTTAATGATTAGAAACATGGATACAGATGATAACAATCCTTATCCGGCACCAGATGTTGCATCACACTTGAAAAGAGAATTGGTACATTATGCAGGTAGATTACAAATACAAGTAGTACCAAATATCGTAAACATAACTTATGGAAGAGACGTTGGATACAAAATTGAACAAGAACATTTTGATAAAAGCATTGAAGACATAAGTGCAACAAAAATAAGAAATGAAGGAAAGCAAACTTAGAAGTTTAGGAAAAGCAATTACATGGAGAATCACTGCAACACTCACGACAATTATAATAGCATGGCTACTTATAGGAGATGTAAATGTTGCCATGGCGATTGGCAGTATAGAGTTTTTTGCTAAATTTTTAATTTACTACATTCATGAAAGAGTATGGAACAAAATATGATAGCAAAAGATCCAGGAAAAATGCATTACTATATTAGTTTAGTAAAAAGCGGAGTTAGAATAGCAGGTTGTATAGGAGCAGTGGTATTACAGAGTATAACACTTTTGGCTGTTTCTTTTTTACTTGCAGAGATACTAGGAATACTAGAAGAAGTAATTGATTAAGAGTAAATACAACAATGCCACATTTAAAAAGAATAGCAATTACAGGACACACTAAAGGTATAGGAAAACAACTTTGGAATCGTCTAGAAGACAGAGGGTTTGAGCTTAAAGGCTTTAGTAAAAGTACTGGATTTAATTTACAACGTGTGAGTACATGTAAAAAGGTTGTACAAGAGGTTGTAGATTGGAATGCTGATGTGTTTATAAATAATGCATACGTTCCTGATAATCAAGTTAGGTTGTTATATCTATTATATGAGCATTGGGAAAACAAGCCTAGGTTAATTGTAAACCTAAGTGCAACAAGTAGTGATAGTATCACTAACTTTAGTCAAATGGGTTACAATGAAAACTGGACTCCATATGTAAGTGACAAAGCAAGGTTAGACTTTGCTAGTCTACAATTGGCTAATATGTATAAAAAAGGCAAATGTAGAGTTAGTCTAGTAAAGCCTGGTTTTGTAGATACTGACAGTACTGCTATGTTTAAAAGTTTTGCTGAAGACTATATGATGACAGCAGATAGTGTAGCAGAACAACTAGAATGGTTAATAGATTTAGGCAAGGAAGTACAAGTTAGAAATTTAAGTTTTGACGTAGGAAATTTCAATGGTTAGAAAAGTAGGAGAAACACATAGAGAATTTAAAGCACGGATGATAGATCCTGTGTCAGAATCTTTTTGTGGTGCTAAGTGGCTAAATGCTACTATATGGTTAGGACATGGCGGAACTACAAGTTGCCATCACCCTCCAGCACATCAAATAGATTTAGAAGAAATAAAAACTAATCCAAGTGCTATACATAACAGTAGGCACAAAAAGAAAATGCGTGACATGATGCAACAGGGCACAAGACCTAAAGAATGTGAATACTGTTGGAAAATAGAAGACATGGGTAAAGACGCAGACGGTAATGAACCTGTAAGTGATAGAGTATATAAAACTGTTATCTATGAGGATAGCGATTTAGAAAGAATTGCCACCCTAGATCCCCAGGCTGATGTTAATTTAAAAACATTAGAGATAGCATTTGATAGAACATGTCAACTAGCATGTAGTTATTGTAATCCTGCTTTTAGTAGCACATGGGTTAAAGACATTCGAACTAACGGCGGCTATCAAGGAATAAAAAGTGATGCAAGAGGTCACTTTATAGATGATGCTCCGTACGCCGAACCATTTCAACGAGGAGACTTTAATCCTTATGTAGATGCATTTTGGAGATGGTGGCCCGAACTATCTAAAGAACTAGAAGAGATTAGAGTTACAGGTGGCGAACCTTTAATGACACCAGACATATATAAATTGTTTGACTGGTTTAAAGAAACAGATGACCCAAACAAACACAAAATGCGATTAGCAATTAATAGTAACTTAATGGCTAAAGAAGAACTTCTTAATAAATTTATAGATGCTACACAGCACATAGACCACTTTCATGTTTATACAAGTTGTGAAGCCTTTGGCCCACAAGCAGAATATATCAGAGATGGCTTAGAGTGGGAAGTGTGGACCGAACACTTTGAACGTTTTGCCACAGAAGCAAACTATGAAGGTGTTCATATGATGATGACCATTAATGCTTTATGTTTAGATACTATTACAAAGTTTTGGGATTGGTGTTTAGATATGAAACGAAAATACGGGCACCATGTACCTGGTATAAGTGTAAACATATTGCGTTTTCCAAGTTTTCAAAGTCCGTTAACATTACCAGACAATTTGCGTAAAATGTATCATGACGAAATTAGTGAATGGCTAAACAACGTAAGAGAAAAAGCAGAAACAGATAGCAACGGTGTAGAACTTTTACAACCGTGGGAACAAGACCAAATAAGTCGACTAATAGAATATTTAGACGTTGTTAAGACCCCGCATAGAAATACAGCAGACAGAGAGTTACTAGAACACGACTTTAAAATATTTTACGAACAATACGATGCTAGAAGAAATTTTAATTTTAAAGAAACATTTCCTAGACTAGCAGAATTCTATGACAGTATAAAAGTTTTAGATATAACTGACGGTGACAATGACGTACAATCGCCTGATAGTATAGGAATAAAAAATACATTGTATGCAAAACGTATTGTAACAGAAGACGGTGAAGTCAAGGTAGTAGAAATGAAAGTTCGTGGTAGACAAACAGGGGAAAGCCAAGATGACTATGACGATGACAAATATGCTGAAGACGAAGCCAAAAACAAACGTGTAGGAAGTAGCATTGGCTGGGATACCGAAGTTGACGGTTTAGGTGGAACAGTAGATGAAGAGGATTAAACCATTATGGGCACATGGAAACATGCTACCCGAATCACCCAATAAAGTATTCTGTACAGCACCGTGGACACATACTTACATTTCACCGCAAAGTGAAAGACGTATGTGTTGTGCTAGTAGAGAAGAACACAAATTCCAAAAGCAGTACATCGACGCCAGCAACGATGAGAAGTATGGTGAAGTAAAAGAGTCTGGAACTATAGAAGACTACAAACAAAATGTTGTAAGCCTTAAAGAGCATTGGAACTCGCCTTACATGATGGACATAAGAAAGAAACTTATGGCAGGCGAACGTATTCCACAATGTGATGTGTGTAATGACAGCATACTAAGTCAAAGCACATATCGTCAATGGTTCACAGGATTTTTGTTTGAAAAATATATCGACAAATGTTTTGAGGAGACAGACGAAAATGGATACACTACTATGGAACCTATCAGTTTTGACTATAGGGTTAGCAATCTGTGTAACTTTAAGTGCCGTATGTGTGGCGAACAACTTAGCTCAACGTGGGAAACAGAAAAGAGACAACATGGTCATTGGACGCCTGAGAACCAACCGTTTATGGTTCCGGAGAACAAAGAGATTATCGAGAAGTTCCAAAAAGAAGTTGTAGAAGAAGAATTTTGGGACGCCATATGTAGAGGCATTGTAGAAGAAATATATTGGGTAGGCGGTGAGCCACTAATGTATGATATACATTGGCGCTCTATGGATAGACTATCACAAGACGGCAATTTAGACAAAGTACATCTAAGGTATAACAGTAATCTAAGTAGAGTTAGATATGGCAAATACTATTTGTACGATTGGTTACCACAAGCAAAAGACTGGACCATGTGTGCAAGTATAGACGGCATAGGACAAATAGGCGAGTTTATACGAACAGGTTTAGACTGGGAGCAATGGGATAAAAACTTTAGAGAAGGTGTACAGTTACCAGGCGGACATCAAAAGATGTTGATGGACTTAACATTAACAGGCCCGGGCCTATTTGGTCTTAGAGACTTTGTAAATTACGCATTAGAGAATGATGTAAAGATAGAAACAAAGACAATGTTTGCCTTCCATCCAGATATTGTGTTCAGTTTTATGAGTTGGCCTAGACATATATTAGATAGAATAGTAAACAGTTTATTAGATGACTTACGACCTATAGTGACAGAAAAACAACAAACAGTAATTACGCAACTAGAGTCTATCCTAAATACTCCTACATTTCAAGAACAATTTCCTGATACAGCAGAAGACCAGTTCTTTAATGGCAGACAATGGCAAAGAACAATAGCAGAAATTAGAAATGACGGACACGAAAGTTTAACAATTGAAGATATTTATTCAGCAGACCAAGAATTATTAGATTGGTATTCACGTGTTGATCCAAAACACAATAGTAGGTAACCATGCTAAATTATGAATCATTCAACGACTCGGTAGTATGGTATATAAAAAAATTACTAAGCAGTGATGCTGTTCCATATAAAGACGTCATAAAAAATATAAAAGAATTTTATATTGTATCAACATTATGTGTTGCAGATGATATGGGAGGTGTTTCAGCAGATAAATCTAAAATATTAGAAGACAATCAGGACTTAGTAAGCATAAGTCCTTATTTGGTAGAAGGAAACTTTTCTAATAAATTTGTATGCAAAACATTAATATCCGATGACCATAAATTATTAGATGTAAAAAAGTTATGTGAAACATATCCAGATAAAACATTTTATTTTAGTATGGGTATATCTACATTTCCTAATAATGATAAAAATATATCATATGATAAAATTGTAAAAAAATTAATTGACTTAGATGTAGATAACTTACATGTTTGTTTTATGAACGGATGGGATATGTACACAGACCAATGGGAAGGATTTGACAGATGTGAAAAAATAAAAAGATGCTTTGCAGATTGGCCTGAAGAAAAAATTAAATTTTTATTGTGTAACATTAGTATTGTGAGAAAATATAGAAAATATTTCCCACAAGCAGATGTGCAATATTTTTCAATATACCCTGCAAGAATATTTGATAGTCCGGGCAAGAAAACTTATCCAAAACGTATTGTAGATAAAACACATAACCAACGCAGAAAAAAGAAAACTATTTGTTTAAATAATTATGAGAAACGTCATAGAACAGAAATCGTAAATTTATTAGACTATTACAAAGGCGATGTTTTTATTTCTTATAGAGAACACGGTATATATTTAGATAAAGAAGTTACACCAAAATTTAATAAAAACTTTGAGCATGATTTTTTTAGAAATCAAGACAGTCCTCCTTATAGAATAATTTCAAATACATATAGTTGGATAGCAACAGAAACTTTGTTTTATGGTTCTAATCCTGGTACTTATAATGATAATTTTCAAACACTGGAAGGCTTTGTAACAGAAAAAACATTGAAAGCATTTTACTTTGAATTGCCTGTTCTTATTGTTGGTTTGCCTAGAACATATTTACATTTAAGAAGTATAGGATATCAAACCTTTCCTGAATTTTGGGATGAAAGTTTTGACACAGAAGAAAACGATAGTGTAAGATTAGAACTTATAAAAAGGGAAATACAAAAGTTTTTAGACAAACCTATACAAGAAATACATGAGATGTTTTGGAGTCCAGAGATACAAAATAAACTCGAAAACAATAAAAATTTATTTTTGAAATATGCTAAAAACGATCCATTTAGTAATTTAGGATTTAAAGAAAAATATGGATATTAAAACTATTAGATTTGAAAGAAGCAACTTTGATAATACAAAGTATAATGAAGCATCTAAGTTTCAAAGAAAATTCTTAAATGATTCAAAAGCATTAGAACTTGAACACAATATCTTTAGTTTATATGCTCAATTAACAGACGATGTGCCTGATGTTATAGACTTTGCAAATCTACAAAGCAATGATTATTTTTACGAGATGTCCACGTTTCAATTTTATGCATTAGCGGACAGGTCTTGGATAAAAGATAAAAATATTATAGTAACAAATTTATACGAGCCTTGGATTATAGGTATTCCGTTTGATGACCAATTAGATATGATGCCTAAAGTATTTGACGATCCTACATTATTTGATTGTGTACATACTGCAAAAAGTTTTACAATTTGCTTAGACAATTCAGATCCTAGACTTGCTAAAAAGTATCCAGATATAAATTGGGTGTGTCCTAACATGTGGCACTCAGAAGCATTTCTAAGTTTTACAGATGAGGTATCTATTTTGAGAACACAATTTGTTGAAAATGTAAACATGCTTGATTATATAGATGAACATACACACAAAAATAAACCACATGACTTCACTTGCTTAATAGGCAAAATAAAACCACACAGGCTTGACTTTTGGTTCTCTTTAATTAATAATAGTTTAGTAGAGCACAACATTGTAGGTAGTTGGGATAAACATATTATAAATCCCAAATATGAAATTAAACCAAATCAAGAAAAAGACAGAGTTATCAAACAAGAATGGATTGAAAAATCTAAAGTTTGGATATCGTTAGAATCATTTCCTGAACAAAATGGTGATTGGCCTATAACACAGATTACAGAGAAAACGTTTAAGCCTATAAGATATGGTATGCCTTTTATTGTGCATGGAAGTAAACACACATTACAAACACTAGAAGACATGGGTTACGATTCTTATAGAAGTGTATTTGGTGATTATATAAGAACTAACTATCAAGAAACAAATGAGTATATTATAGACATTTTAAAAAATGTAGATACATATGACTGGGATAAAATAAAAGACATCGCTAAACATAATGTACAAGTTTTGCAAAAATGGGATAAGGAAAAATATTTTAAAAGTATTCTAAAGCAAATCAAATGATAACATCACAAATATTTTTAACAGATGACAAGTATGATGGTACCCAATGGGGTAGAGGAGAAATTGTTTTACCTTCTAAATATCTATTTGACAGGAGGCGTTCACTTCTACCCAATGCAGAAAGAAAACAAGAAAGATGGTTAGCAGAAGATTTTTTCAATAAAAGATATAATGACCAAGAAAGATTTTTAATAACATTTGGTATTACAGAAATTCCAGAGAATCAAAATTATGATTTAGTAAAAGAAATTGTGCAAAAGGTTAAGAGCATCCAAAACATATCTTTACTTTTTACAAATGATACAGACTTATATGACCATGCTTCTTGGAATAGAGAAAAGCAATGGTTAGAAGCATTATCAGATATGCCTCATGAACGAGTATATTTTATATTAAACAACACATTGTCTGTACAAAAATTTAATACAATACTACCAAACACAAATGTAGAGTTTGGCTCTGCCTTTTTACATAGATTTATAGATAAACAAACAACTCCACTAAAATTAAATTTTAAACCCAGAAGTAAACACTTTTTATGTTTGAACAGCAGACCAACTAAACATAGAGATATAATTTACAATAAGTTAAAGGATTATGGTACTGCTTGGATGAGTTATAGAATGAGAAATGTGTTTTTACCAAATGAAGATAATCCTTGGAATAATAATCAAAAAGATGTATTTAAAAAAGATCCTGAACTGGCAAATAAATCAGTCGGAACATTTGCTGATGACCCCGATGGGAATTGGGAAAAGTTTCAAGATATTATACCTGCAGAGTTTTATAATGACAGTTGTATATATGTTTGTACAGAATCTGTATTTGGTGCTGTACCAAGATTAAATCCTTCTGATCCTGTAGTGAACAGTCATTGGTGGACGGAAAAACTTATTAAATCATTCTTTTATAGACTGCCAGTAATTGTAGTAGGCAATCCACACGTATTAGAATCTATAAGAAGTTTGGGATTTAAAACGTTTAGTGACTTCTGGAGTGAGTCATATGACCACAAAACAGACTCAGATAGGCGTATGCAAAACATACTTGATATACTAGAATCTTTAAACAATATGCCTATATCAAAAATTAATGACATGTACTACAGCAAAGAAATGCAGGACATTCTTAATCACAACTACAAAAACATGTTTTCCTTAAATGATAAATATGTATGTAGTTAATTCTACACACACAACAAACTAAAAATTAGGAGATAAAAATGGCCTCAATCGGATTTATCGGAGTGGGTAAGTTAGGACAAGCCTGCGCCGAGATGGTCGCCGAGGTACATGATGTTGTGGGATATGATATTAATCCTGTAGAGCCTGAAAACTTTACAATGGTTAATAAAATGGAGGATGCTGTAAAAGGAAAAGACATTGTCTTTATTGCAGTTCAAACTCCACATGATCCACAATATGATGGAAAAGCACCTACCAGCCATTTACCCAACAAGGACTTCGATTACAGTACTGTAAAAAATGTTCTTAGCCAGGTAAATGCTGTGGCGACAAAAGAACAATTAGTAGTCCTTATTTCAACTGTTTTACCAGGAACGGTAAGACGTGAATTTGTTCAACTTATTAACAATGCAAGATTTGTTTATAACCCATATTTAATTGCAATGGGTACAGTTAAGTGGGACATGGTTAATCCAGAAATGGTAATGATTGGAACTGAAGACGGTTCCGAAACTGGAGATGCCAAACAGTTAAGAGACTTTTATGATACCATCATGCAGAACGATCCCAACTATGTAATAGGTACATGGGACGAAGTAGAATGCATTAAAGTCTTTTACAACACCTTTATTAGTGCAAAAGTAAGTTTAGTAAACATGATACAAGACGTTGCAGAAAAACAAGGTAACATCAACGCAGAAGTTGTATGTGATGCTTTAGCAAATTCAGATAGACGTATTATGGGACCAGGTTATATGAAGCCAGGCATGGGCGATGGTGGTGCTTGTCACCCAAGAGATAATATTGCTCTACGTTTTATGGCTGAAGAATTAAACTTGGGTTACGACTTATTCGATGCAGTAATGCGTAGTAGAGAAGTACAAGCAGAAAACATGGCTAAAACTCTTATGGAACACACCAACGGATTTATGCATGCCGGTAGAACATATGATGAGAAACCTATTATAATTATTGGTAAAGCATACAAGCCTATGGTTCCATATGAAGCAGGTTCAAGCAGTATGCTTGTTGGACATTATGTCGAAAAGTTAGGTGGTACACTATATTACTACGATGAACAAACAGGTGATATACCTCCAGCGGAAGTACTTAGTCAGCCAGCAGTATATTTACTAGCACACAATCCTCAAATCACTTATGGTGAACAGTTAGATACTGTGCCTAGATGGTACGGTGACCATACTGTTACAGGAGAAGAAGCAAGTTTTATTACAACTGCTAATGGCACTAATGTAGGATTTGCTGAAGGAAGTGTTGTTATAGACCCATGGAGGAAAACTCCAGACGCACCAGGAATAACTGTAATACATTACGGTAACACAAGGAATAGATAGGATATGGTTACGGATCAGGAAATACTAGACTATATCTTTTCTAAGTGGGGTAAGAAACAAGAGATGTTGCAACTCAACGAGCAATATCGCTATACCCCTCCTTACCCTACATTACATTTAGAAGATTTTATTCCTGAGCATGTGTCTAAGGCATTATACGAAGAAAGTAAAACTATACCTGAAAAGTTTTGGACAACTTTTACTAGAGCAGGTAGTTATATGGAAGAGTGTAATGATTTAGAAGAGGCACCGGTTGCCCGAGCAGTTGTTAGTGCAATGCATAGCAAACCATTTTTAAAATGGTTAAGTAAGATATGTGATGTACAACATCTACTTCCTGATCCGTATCTTGTGGGGGCAGGATACATGAAAAGTTACAAAGGTGATAGTTTGAAAATACATACAGACTTTAACTGGAATGAAGAATGTCAAACACACAGAGCATTAAGTTTAATACTATACTTTACACCGGAGTGGGACGAAGAATGGCATGGTGACTTACAGTTTTGGGATTTTGATAAAAAGAAAAGAGTTACCAGTTTCCCACCCAAGATGGGTAATGTTGTAGTTTGGAAATATCACAAACGTGGCTTTCATGGTCATCCAAATCCTATCGATTGTCCTGATGATAAATTTAGAGTAGGTTTTAGATTATTTTATTACATCAGTGACAGTATACATGACTGGAGAGATCCACCACATAAAAGTTTATATTGGTATGACAAAGATAAAAGCCAACCATATCATATAGAAACAGAATACGGACATGGAAAATTAGATGATAAAGAACGTTAATCCAAACAACAATTGGTGGATGTATGGATATGAAAATCCACTACATGAACTTGAAGCAGGTTATGAAGGTATTGATATATCACAAGTGCCAGCACAAGAATTTAAGGGTGGGTATGCTATACAAGATGATTATGTAACAAGAGAACTTGTTGACTATATGAAGTCAACAAATTGGAATAATTTTTTTGTAGCAGACGGTCATCACAATCTACAAGTAGAATATAGAGAACTTTTTAAACGTTGGGTGCAATCAAGCAATTTAAATAAAATAAGATTTCAGAATTTAAATTTTGCATGTATTACTAACGGCACTTCAGAAGCATTCCAAATGTTTTTCTTGAGACACAATCAACGCCGCTTTAAATTTTTTAAAGGCGATTTTATGATGCATAAAGTTGCTAGTCATGTATCACAGGTTGACTGGGAATGGATAGATGATAACGGTACTTTAGAATATGGTGATGCTTTAATAGTAAGTTGCCCATTTAGTGATACAGCAAGATTACCAGAAAACTTTGACGAGTGGATGGACTTAGCACATCGTTGTGACGTACCCGTATTGTTAGACATGGCATATTTTGGTACATGTGTAAATTTAGATATAGATACAGAAAACTATCCTGCTATAGAAGAAATAACTTTTAGTTTAGGAAAAACATTTCCTATTATTGGTGCAAGAGCAGGTATAAGATTCCAAAGAGAATTAGTTGATGATCCTGTGACATTTGCAAATCAACATGGTATAGCAAATAATTTTGCATGTAAAATAGGTGTACATGCTATGACTAACTATAGTCCTGATTATATACCTATAAAATATTACGATGCATATCATCAACTTTGTTTAAACCATGACTTATTACTTAGTAATTGTGTAATCTTTGCATTAAGTGATGACCAAAAATATATGGAAATAAATAGAGGGAATACAAATACAAGACTTTGCCTAAGCAAATTTGTAAAGGAAAATTATGAGCTCAGCCAAAACTAACAGATATGGATTCCAGTACGGAGCATTCGAAGAAAAAGAATTGTTCGATCCTGATTACAAATACTGTGCATTATTGTGGAGCCACATTAGCAACGAGCCAGGAGGTACAGTAAGAACATGCTGTATTGCTACAGAAAGAATTAAAGACGAAACTGGACAAGATTATAATCTGGGTGAACATGGTATGTTAGATATCTTGACTAGCAATACTATGAAAGAATATAGGAATCAAATAAGAAACGGAGAAGAAATACATAACTGTGAAACATGTTGGATAGATGAACGCAATGGCAAAGAATCAAAGAGACAACAATATAACGAATATTATAAACAATGGTACGGACATGATGCTATTGTATGGAACGAAGAACCGACAAGATTAATAGATGCCCAATTAATTTTCGACAATACTTGTAATTTAAAATGTAGAAGTTGCAATGCCAACTATAGTAGCAAGTGGAAAGAAGAAGCAGATGATAGAAAGATTCCTTATTGGGAGACTACTGCTAAAATAGATATGAATGATATAGAACGTAGTGCGTTTTGGAAAACATTAGATGAGTGGACTGAGAATGTATTACGTTTAGAAATAATGGGCGGTGAACCTTTCTATATGAAAGAGTTTAAAAAGTTTGTAGACTTTTTAATTGATACAGGCAGAGCAAAAAACATAGCATTAACATTAAGCACAAACGGAACTATAGCAGATAAAAACTTTTTAGATAAGATGGCTAAGAACTTTAAAGACTTAGCATTCAGTGTAAGCATAGATGGAATAGAAGACCAGTTTACATATTTAAGACATCCAGGAAAATGGAATGAAGTAAAAGAGAATTTAGATTATTATTATGAATTGCACAACAGTGAGTATCCTGTTTTTGTACAGATTACTCATACCGTAAGTGCATTAAACATTATGTACTTGCCAGAGTTTCATAATTATTTTGAACAGCATTTTCCTAATTTTAAAATATGGAACAATGCAGTACATTATCCTAAATGGATATGTGCAAGTGTATTGCCTAAGAAAGCAAAGAAACAAATTACAGATAAATTACTTAGACACAATTGGTTGCCTCAGTATAAAAGTGAGATACAAGCATTAATAGATTTTATGAATTCACCTTTATATGAAAACGGCTCTAGTGTAGTAGACAGTTTAAAAAGTAAATTTGATGAAGAAAAATTAAAATTCTTTGACCAAAGAAGCATAGAAAAGAAATGGGAAATTTTTAAATCACAGATAGTAGGAGGTGACATATACAGAGAAGAAAACTTTGTTCAGGTATTCCCTGAATTATATGAACTAATAAAAGATGATTTTGATTATACAAAAGAATATGAAACTGTGTCGACAGCAGGATTCTTGCCAGTTAGTCAGGGAGAGTATAGCAATTGAGTAAGACATATTGCCCACTACCTTGGAATCACTTAGCAACACACCCGCACGGTGGTGTAACATTGTGCTGTATAAGTGACCATACTGATGGTTTGAATCGAGCAAGGAATTATAAGGAGGAACATAACGAATTCTTTGATTTAAATAAACAAACAATAAACGAACATATGAATAGCGACTACTACAAAGAAGTTCGCTTAGAAATGTTAAATAATAAGAAACCTAAAGCATGTATGCGATGTTATGAGGAAGAAGATAAAGGAATAAAAAGTAAGAGACAACATGAGACCGAAGTATTTAGACAGAACTCCCCCGATTGGGCATCCAAACTTACTAGTGAGGACGGGAGTATTCCTATGGATCTGCGTTTTGTTGAGTTGCGTCTTGGCAATGTATGTAACGTCCGTTGTCGTACATGCAATCCTGCAAGTTCCAGTAAATGGTTGGAAGACTATAAAAGCATTGTTCAAAAAGCAGACTTCGTCAACAAAGGATATCTAGGATTAAATTTTCCAGATGACTTTAAGTGGGCAGAAGATGATAACTTTTATAATGACTTATATGAGTCTGCTCCAAACTTAGAACTACTTTATATTAATGGAGGAGAGCCTACATTAATTAAACAACACTGGACTTACTTAAGAAAATTAGTAGAAAGCGGAAGGAGTAAAAATATAATTTTATGGTACAACATTAATTGTACTATGTTGCCACCAATTGCTTTAGACTTGTGGCCCGAGTTTAAAGAAGCAAGAATATGTTTAAGCATTGATGACTTGGAAGATAGAAATGCTTTTATACGTTCAGGCACAGAGTGGCAGGCTGTTTGCAATACTGTAAACAAACTTAAAGATAATGAAGATAAATTAACTTTAAGAATAACGCAGACTGTTAGTGCATATAACTATGCTACATTACCTGAGTTTTTTGAATGGGCTAAAAGCATTGGGATAGAAGTTGATATGAACTTTGTGTATGATCCTGATTACCTAAGTCCCATGGTTATACCACCTAGGGCAAGAGAGTTGATACATACACGATTCAGAAAACTATTAGGTAATGACCACAAACTAGGAACATTGTTGAGTATGTTTAATACTCCAGAGTGGGACGAGTTGAAGTGGGAACAGTTTTGTCGTTTCAACGACTTGTTAGATAAAAACGATACTGACTTAGGAAAAGTTTCTAATTGGAGAAATACATTTACTGAGTTATGTGAGGTTGTAGAGAAAAGTGGAAGTACTACGATATACTAAACCAAAAGGCGATGCCTTAAGATGGGTTGCACATGCAGGATTACTTGCAGGCTTGCTCATGGGTCCTAACAATTATTGGTGGGCAACACTAGGCGTATACTGTTGGTTTGCTAGTATAGGATTATTTGTAGGACAACACAGATACTTTGCACATAGAAGTTTTAGAACAAACAAGTTTTGGGAAACTATTTTAAACATATCTGGAACATTAGCAAGTTTAACAAGCACGTTTGGATATGTTATAAAACACAGAGAACATCATAAAGATTCAGATGGAAAGAATGATCCTCATAGTCCACATCATATGTCAGCATGGAAAAGTTGGACATTAGGATTAAAAGATGACAAGTATGATATAAAACTAGGCAGGGACTGGATTCGTAATAAAGGTGTTATGCATACACATGTAAACTTCTTTGCTTATATTATTGCGTACAACATATTGTTAGCATTTATAGACCCTTGGCTTGTGTTATATGCATACTTGATGCCTGTTAGTTTGTGTGTATGGGCAACTGGTGCCTTTAACACATGGGGACATGGAAAAGGATTATCAAGTTTAGGTTACAGGACTTGGGACACAAAAGACCAAAGTGTAAATCATCATTTAGTAAATGTAATTACATTTGGAGAAGGCTGGCATAACAATCACCACAACAATCCAAGTGATTGGAGACATGGACAAGAGTGGTGGGAATGGGATTTTAACGCATGGGTAATAAAATTAATAAAACAATAGACGAGATAAAAGAATTAGCAAAGGGCGATGCTTTTTGTATCCTTCCTTGGATACACATGCACCCATGGCCCGATGGTAGAGTGTTTACTTGTTGTCTGAGCGAACATCATAGTCCAATTGGCAATTTAAATGAAATGGACTTAGACGAATGTTACAACAGTGACAATATGAAAAAGTTTAGATTGGACATGCTTAACAACAAAAAGATTTCTAATTGTACAAGATGTTATGAACTAGAAGATATAGGGCACGACACTTTGCGTAAAAGAAGTAACAGCGAATTTATAGAAGAAAAATTTGCATACCACAACAACAAAGCAGAAATTGTACAGCAAACAAATGATGATGGTAGTGTTGATAAAGTTCACTTAACTTATATGGATATACGTTTTAGTAATATATGCAATATGAGATGTAGAACATGCGGACCTGATTTAAGTAGTCAATGGTTTGAAGATGCAGTAGACAGTAAGTTCAATAGAACACCTACACAAAAGATATTACAAATAAGAAAAGGTAATACTGCATTTATGGAACAATTTGATCCATACTTAGATACAGTAGAGAAAATATATTGGGCAGGCGGTGAGCCGTTGATAATGGACGAGCATTGGTATATAATGAATAAGTTAGTTGAGATGGGCAGAACTAAAAAAGAAACTCCTATGAGAATCTTTTACAATACAAACTTTAGTAAATTAACATACAAGGATCAAGATGCTATAGAGTTGTGGAAAAACTTTGATGAGGTTAGTGTAGGTGCAAGTTTAGATGCTGGTTGGAAGAAAGGAGAGTACTTACGCAAAGGTACAATATGGAGTGAAACACTTGCAAACAGAGAACGTATGAAACAAGAACTACCAGACAAAGACTTTAATATAAGTTGTACAGTCAGTATGTTTAATGCGTTAGATGTCTGCGACTTTTATAAAAAGTTATGTGAGATAGAATTTATAGAACCTAAGGACTTTGGTATTAATATATTATTAGGTAAGCATGTACATAGGGCAACAGTATTGCCTGAACACATGAGAAAGCAAGTCCAAAAGAACATTGAAGAAACATTAGACTGGATAGGCGACCGTGATACAGTTGGTCGTGTTACAGATACATTTAAAAGTTTACATCAGTTTATGGATGGTGATGATAGTCATTTGTTATCTGATAGTTTACAAGAATGTAAAGAGATGGATAGATTTAGAAGTGAAACATTGTTTGATGTGTTTCCAGAATTAGAAGATTTACGACCTTACTATGATGAGGAAATTGATGACTAGACCAGAACATTTTTGCATACTACCTTGGATTAATCAAGAGGCTCGCACCAATGGAGAGATTGGTGTGTGCTGTGTTATGCAAGAAACAGCACCAGGGATAAATTTAGCAGACGGTCATACATTAAAAGATGCATGGGACAGCGAATGGTTAGCAAATCTAAAACAAGATTTTTTAGATGGTAAAAAGCCTAAGGCATGTTACAACTGCTGGAATGAAGAAGAAGCAGGCATTGAAAGTAAACGTTTACGTGAACTTAAAAAATTTCCTCATCACTTAGATAACCTGGACCATATAAAACCAAAGAGCATGGATTTAAAATTAGGAAATATTTGTAATACAAAGTGTAGAATATGTACAGGATTTGCTAGTAGTCAATGGGTGCCAGAAGAAATAGAACGAGACGGTGACACAAATCAGTTTGCACATCTTATGGGCAGACTAGGACGTTGGCCCGAGCTCAATGAAAAGTTTTGGGAAGATATAGAAAATCAAATTGAAGAAGTAGAAAGTTTAGAGTTTTTTGGTGGAGAACCTTTTTTAATAAAAAGACATTTTGATATATTGCAAACATTAGTAGACAAAGGTAGAGCAAAAGATATTACATTGAGTTACAACACAAATGGTTCTATATACCCAGAGCAGTATATGGATTTACTTAAACAGTTTAAAGACGTTCAAGTATTTTTTAGTATAGACGGAGTAGATGAAAGATTTAATTATATTAGACATCCACAACAGTTTAATGAAGTAATAGAAAATTATTGGAAGTTTAAAAACACAGAATTTATTAGAACAAATATTTTTTATACTGTGAGTATATTTAATATTATGTATATGGATGAATTGTTACAGTTTCAATTAGATAATAACATTGATACTGAAATTCATTTCAATATGGTATATGTTCCACAACACATAAGTCCTAAAGCATTGCCTAAAAAAGTAAAACAAGTAATCACAGATAAATTTAAAGGTAATAATGATCCTAGAATACAAAGTACTTTGAATTTTATGAATCAAGAAGATTACGAAGGATACATGGATGAGTTTGTAAGACAAACATCATTCAGTGACAAATACAGAGGAGAAAGTTTTGCAGAAACATTTCCTGAACTATGGCAATACATGGAACCTTATTTTAAAAATGAAAGTGTAATGGAATTAATGGACACTATGGATCATATAAATTTATTAGACAAGCACGATAAGATATGAGCAAAGTATTATTAAAAACATCAGGTAGAACAGGCTCGCACTTGTTGTTAGACAAGTATGAGAAAGAAGGTCATAGGGTATACTTCACTGCTACACATGACACAAAATCATTGTACGAATATGATTTAACAGAAAGTCTAATTCCGTTTAACTTTGATTTTATTGTGCAATGTCATTTAATGCAACTACCAAAAGACACATCACAATGGGATTTAATTTTTAACGTAAGAGGCGATATGATATCTCAGATATGTAGCAGTATAATTGCACACCACACAGATGTTTGGCATGGTGTTGCAGAAATTAAAGAAAAGATTGTAGTAGATAAACACACAATTAAACAACAAGTAATTAAGCATGTAAGTTTTAATACTTACATGAAATATGTTTGCGAATACTTGCCGTGGAAGTCTACACAAAGAATATCAACAGAAGAAATACTACAAGAGGATTGGACTCATTTAGAATACAAAAAATCTATTAAACATGAAGATGCTATAGATGATTATGAGAATGTCAGGAAGTATGTTGCAAATGTACAAGCAAGATTTTATGACTTAGGTGTAGCATATGGTAAAACAGAATTTGATAAAAGGTACGGAGACAAATATGACATACAGTAAAACATTTTGTCCTTACCCTTGGATACATGTTATGACACAACCAAGCAGTACAGTGAACTTTTGTTGTGTTGCTAACGGTCAAATTAAAAATGATGACGGTAGTGTTTTAATGTTAAACAAAGGTGATGATATATCATCTGTTTGGAATAACAATCATTATAAAAAAATTAGACGTCAAATGATAGAAGGCGATAAAGTAGAAGGTTGTGAACCTTGCTATGATTTAGAAGATTTAGGAATTCCTAGTTATAGAGAAAACTATATAAAGGATTGGTTAGGCTTTCATAGGAATGCTGACCAAATTAAAAACATCATTGACAAAAGTATTGACAATGATTATGTTGTCGAAGAAACACCACAGTACTTAGATTTTAGATTAGGCACACTATGTAACTTGCGTTGCAGAATGTGTCAGAGTCAAAACAGTAGTGCTATATATAAAGAATTAAAAGATGAGGAATTATACAATGAAGAAGAACGAAAGTTTATCGTGGAAACAAGTCATTGGGGTGACTTTAGCGATTATACTCAGCCTTGGTTTGATGATCCTGGGTTCCTTAGCACAGTGGAAACATGGTTGCCTAATGTCAACAGGCTTTACTTCACAGGGGGTGAGCCCACAATTATACAACGTGTGTATTGGATCCTCGAAAAATGTGTCGAGCTCGGAATAAATCAAAACATAGATTTAGTATTTAATAGTAATATGACAAACATACAACCAAGGTTTTTAGACTTAATAGCCAAGTTTAAAGATGTGTTGATGTGTTTAAGTGTTGATGGCTATGGAACAACAAACGAATATATAAGAAGTGGTAGCACTTGGAGTATAGTAGACAAACACATTAGAGACTATGCAAAGTCAGACGTAGTAGGTAATATACTGTTTAGTCCTGTAGTACAAATTTACAACATACTAGACATAACAAAACTATTGGACTATGCAGAAGAAATAACAAACGAGAGTGGTCGTAGAATAGATATCAGTTTCTTGTTAAACAATTATCCAAAGTGCTTGGATATAAGAAACTTGCCTAAAGGTATAAGAGTTGAAGCACAATTAACTTTACATGAGTGGTTGCAGAACAGCACATACTTTGATGACGATGAACGTAACAGACAAAGTGTGTTAGGATTAATAAATGCATTAGACGACAAAAATGTAAACGAAGATGCAGAACATCAAATGCAAGTGTTTAGGAAGTATACAGAATTGTTAGACAATAAACGAAATCAAAGTATCGAAAAACAACTACCTAAATTATGGAGTAGACTCAAGTGGACATAACAAATAAAAAATATTTGTATGCAGTTGGTTGTAGCCATATGGCAGGTAGTGAAGTGATAGAGTTTGGCAATACTGCAAGGACACATGAATCTATTAAGTATGCTTGGCCCGGACTACTAGCAGAACATTATGGATTGCATTATATAAATGATTCAGAACCAGGCGGTAGTAATGACTATATGGTTAGGAGTGTTATGCATTTTGTGAACAAATGGCTATCACAAGATAGAGATCCTAGTGAACTATTAGTAGTTATAGGTTGGACAACAGACGAACGCATAGAGTTTACACATGAGAACAATGGTATAATGGAACATTTCCATTGGGCTAATGGTTGTGATTGGAGACCATTTTATAAAGATGGTAAAGGTCCTAAATTTGAAAATTGGTTTAAAGCATTGCAATTATATCATACCGACTTTGACTTTGGTAGAATTAAACGTGTAATAAATATTACTTTAATAGATGCTTTTTTAAAAAGTAACAATATAGACTACATTCAAGTTAATAATTGTGCTAAGATGGATAAAGGACAATGGGAGTTTTTAAATATAGAGCACATGGTTAAAACATTTCCGTTTGATACATTTATAGAACCATATGATAGTTTCGTTGACCAATATAAAGAAACACACAAAGAACATTTTTCAGATTGGTTACATGCAGATAAACATGTGCATAATTTATATTTTAAAAAACTTAAACAGAGGTTAGATAATGACTAATAAAGATAAAGAAGACTTTAACGGCTTAGGTCCTGTCGATAAAGTTATTGATATGGGAGACTTACAAGGTAATCCTATACCAGAAGAAAAAGACACAGAACAGAAGGACGTGGATTTAGATGATGTTGAACTTTCCGAAGAAGAGGAAGAATTGTTAAAAAAGAAATTAGAACAGATTCGTAAAAACGATCCATTTATATATAGATGAGAATATTAGGAATTAGTTGTATGTTTCATGACGCGAGTACATGCGTTATAGAAGATGGTGAAATTTTATTTGCCGGACATGCAGAAAGATACAGTAGAGTAAAAAACGATGCATACTTAAATCAACGTTTGATGAAAGATACATTAAAACATGGTTTACCAGATATAATCGTTTTACACGAAAGTACAAGATTAAAAAACAGAAGAAGATTAAAACAATTTACTTGGAGCAGTATTAAGGCGGCTATTACGGAAATAACTGCTGAAGAATGGATTGCAAAGTTTTATCCACAGTTAAAAGGCATACCAGTAGTTAATTGTTTACATCACGAAAGCCATGCGGCGGCAGGCATACTTACTTCACCAGAACATTTTGATGATGCGGCTATAATGACAATAGATGCTATAGGTGAATTCCAAACATCAACAATTTATAGATGGGAGACACATCGTAGTGGTGATACTAGAATGCAACTGCTACATGACACAAATTTTCCAAACAGTTTAGGTTTATTTTATAGTGCTATTACAAGTGCTGTTGGTTTGAAACCTATGGAAGATGAATATATCTTAATGGGTATGGCGGCATATGGTAAGCCATTATATGTAAATAAAATTAACAAAGAATTATTTAAACACCCAAATGCAACAGACAACTTGCGTGAATGTTTACATACTGTGAATATGAGTAAAGGTTTACCTAAAAACTTTATGAGTGCAGAAGCATTAGCAGACGAGCAAACACAATTTGATTTAGCCGCAAGTGCTCAACAAGTATGTGAAGAAAGAATATTGGCTTATGCCAAGTTAGCAAAAGAATACACACAAAGCAATAACTTAGTATTCATGGGAGGGTGTGCATTAAATTGTGTAGCAAACAGTAGACTATATGAACTGTTTAATAATATACACATTATGCCTAATCCAGGAGATGCCGGTAGTGCCTTAGGTGCCGCGGCATTGTATTGGCATAAACATACTAGCAAAAGAGTAAATTGGAATGGTCCATATACTGGATATAATATTTCAGGTGAATGGCCAAAAGAAAAATTTTTACAAAGTATGCGTAAAGGACAAATATTTGGTGTAGCAAATGGTAAAGCAGAATATGGTCCTAGGGCTCTTGGTAACAGAAGTTTATTTGCTGATCCTAGAGGCGAAGAAATAAAAGATAAAGTAAATGAAATAAAACGTAGGCAAAAGTTTAGACCTTTTGCTCCTATAGTATTAGAAGAACACGCCAGTGATTGGTTTGAAATGCCTGGTGGTGTTATAGATAGTCCTTACATGCAATTTGTTGCAAAATGTAAGAGACCAGAAATTATACCTGCGGTAGTACATGGGGATGGTACAAGCAGAGTGCAAACGGTTAACAGAAAAAATCATCCGGATTTATATCATGCTATGAGACAGTGGCATGCTGAGTCAGGGTGTCCAGTTGTTCTAAATACAAGTTTAAATATCAAAGGACAACCAATTGTTAATACTGAAAAAGAAGCAGAAGAGTTTGCAACTCATTATAAGGTGCCAGTTCATGTCAGAGACGACTAATCCAGATTTAGAATTAATAAACAAAAAATGTAAAGAGCCTTGGCTTTTCGATGACAGTCTTACTGATGCAGAAAGAATGTATTGGAAGTTAAAAGGTGTTTGCCATGTGTGTAAATATCCTGTGGCTTATCACAAAGACGACTGTCCGTTTAGTGATGTGCAATTACACTTTGCACAAATAGACAAAGAATTATATGCTGTTACAGATATAGGATTTGTAAACAGTGAAAAGTTGAAACAACTGCTTAACAAGAAATAACATGTACGATATTTTTTACATCGGCGATAACAACACACTAAAAGAAAGATTACCTTTTGCTAATCAAGTAAACAATATTGATGAAATAAAATCTAATACAAAATTGTACTGGTTAGTAGACAGTAATACTAAAATTACCGATTGGGAATTATTTGATTTCAAACCAGATGTGCATACAGAAAAATATGTACATGTGTGGAAATGGAATCAAGAAAATTATGGCGGAGTTAGTCTTCTGCCAAAAGGGGGAAGTGAGGAAACTGTATGGCATAACAAAGTTGTTTGTAAGAAACACTTTGACATATTGTTTGAGAATACACCAGGGAACTATTTTAAACAGAACCCATACAGTACTCACGTATGGTGTGTAGATAAAGACTACATACTCAATGATGATATAGATTGGGCACCAGGGAACTTTGAACCAGACTATATCCACAGTTTCCATTTGCGTGGACAACTTGAACACAAGTATCCAGAACTTGAAGGGGGAGTTAAGTTATACCCACGCGAATGGTCATCTGCAGAAACAAAGTATCACAAATTCTTAGATGCAAATATCACATACCCAATACTGTATGTAAACGATGTTGATGATTATGCTCAACGTGATATATTAGAAGATGATTATGTTTGGCTAATAGATAAAGAACATTCTATAAATGTTAAAACAGTTGATTGGGTTCCTAATGCATTTGAATACAACTATGTACATGTATTTAAAATGCCTTACCAATTAAAAGAAAAGTATCCTATGGCAATGGGAGGTATAAGACTTGTTCCTAAAGATTGGAAACAAGCAGAAATAAAAATACATCCTGCATGTCCTGTAGAAGATGAAGCATATGATGTGTTTTATGTAGACAGCGATGACTTCAATTCAGAAACATTCAGCGAGTATGCTCAACGTAGTAAAACTGATTGGTTCTGGATTGTAGATAGAGAACACACATTTAATGGTAAGTTATTGTATGTACCAGCAAAGCACGAACTAGAATATATACATGTGTTTAAAGTGCCGGGACACTTAGAAGAACGTTACCCATTAGATTGTTTAGATCCGTGGGACAACAGATGCGGTGGCATTAAATTAATGAACAAGGAATTTGATGTTACACGTTACAAGTATCAAGAAGATGTTTGTCCTGTACGTTATGATATATTTTATGCAGATGACATAAACGATTATGAAACGCCTGCAAGAAAAAGTAGAACTAAAATGTTTTGGCTAGTGGATAGCGAACATCAAATCAATGAGGAGTTTAGATATGTACCACAACAATATGACCAACAATACATACAGGTATTCAAGTTTCCAAATGACTTGGAACACAAATACCCAAGAGCAATTACAAATATCAGCGACAACAGAGCAGGAGGTATCAAACTTGTTCCAGTTAATGGGAGTGGCGATGCCAAGTTCGTTGACCAAAACCCAGTCGGAGGAAAAGTTTATCCCATCGTCTTTACTGATGCATCAGATGTATCGCCTACGGAAGATTCTTGGATAGTACCTACAGCATTTAAAGGTATAGTAGATGTAGTACCATGGCAACCTAGTGTGTTTGAAAAGAATACATGTCATGTGTTTGCAAATGGTTCTTTAAAATGGATGCCAGCACAATGGGACGGAGAAATAAAAAATCATGACTTTAGTCCTGTTATATTAAACATAGAGTTTGAAACATTTTCAAGTTATGAGGAAGGCAAAGACAAAAGTTTATTTAATTGGTTCTGGGTAGTTGATCCAAATGTAGAAGTATTAGATACATTTGATTTTAGTTTCCAACCTAATGTGTTTGATGAAGGTAAAGCACATGTATGGCAAAAACTTAATCCTATAACAAACAAGCAATATGATTACGGTGGTGTTGAATTACGTCATAAGAATGAAAAGAAAGGCAGACCTAAATACATGCGAGAACCTGCTTGTACGCAACGACCTTATCCAGTCTATACATTGACACCTCAGGATATAAAACGTGGCTTAGACGACGTCTACGAACGTCTAGCAAACCAAACTGACGTGGGAATGATGTGGATAGTTGACAGTTTAGTACAGTTAGACGAAGACTTCAACTTTAGTTATTACCCTACTCAATATGATAAGGACGTAGTTCACATATGGAAACACGATGGAACAAGCAGAGTTACAGGTGTAAAACTAGTGCCTACAAGCATAAAATTTGAAAGTCATGACACTATATTACAAAATGCATTCGATAAATTAAAAGAAATACCCACTATTGCAAGTAAAGATATGGTATGGCCCGTTGAACAATTAGCAGAAACCACAGTAAAAGGTGTAAAAGATGTGTTAGATTCGCACAAAGATGTGCGATATGTATATACAGTAGACCCAGATATTGATGTAGATACTGTGGAACAAGTAACACCACATGAAGAATTCTTGGATAATGTACACGTTTGGCAACGTACAAACAGCGAAGGACTGGTGATTGGGCATGGTGGATTGAGACTTTGGCCTACTGATTATGACATAGACTCACTTACAGATGAGCAAGTTGCTACATGTAGCATACCAGAACAGTTGATATTAAGTGCTGTTGGCGGTACACAAAAGGAATATCCTATACATTATTTGTCAGAAGATGGCGATATATTACAACAATTAGCAGACATAGACAGTAGTTGTGAGTCCAATATGTACTGGATAGTTGATCCTTTGGTTACATTTACACCAGATTGGCAGTGGGATTTTATTCCAACTAAGTGGGAAGAACAAGTTGTACATGTATTTCAAGACACGAATGAAGACTTTAGAAGTGTTAGATTAGTACCTAAAGGAACATTTGACAAGCAACAATACACAATTAAACAAATAGTAAACAACAGTTTTAAAGATTTAAAACAAGTGTATAGACAAATAACAACTCCTACAGCATGGCCCATATACTACTTTGGGCAAGGAGAACATGGCAGTATGGGATTGAAGTTTCAATTAGAGCAGTTTGGTTGTCATGCAGAAGGCAAACATCTCAAACGTTTCTTCACAGTTGACGAACATACTGTAGTAGACAAAGACTTTAAATTTACACATACACCAAATTTAGACAGCATTAACAAAACACATGTGTGGCAAAGAACAAATCAAAGAACAGGGTTGGTACATAGTTATGGGGGAATTAGACTGTGGCCCAACCCGCCTGAAACTGCAATGGGCGACTTAACATCAGATAAAATACGTTTTAATAAAATGAAAGCAAACAGTTTACAGTATGTTAGAAGTAATGCTAGTAGTATACAACCATATGAAATATTCATGTTGAGTTACAAAGAAGATGAATCAATTGTACAGCAACACATAGATGCTATCAGTATAAAAGGATTTGAAGTAAAACATGTGCGAGGTGTTGAAGGTATCTTTGAAGCACACAAGGCATGTGCAGAACAATGTGCAAGTGGAATGTTTTGGGTAGTTGATGCAGATGCAGATGTCAAAGAAGACTTTAACTTTGACTATATACCAGATGTGTATGACCAAGATGTTGTGCATGTGTGGGCAAGTGAGAATCCTGTTACAGGTGACCAATATGGTTACGGAGGTGTTAAACTGTTTAACACGCAACAGGTTAGGGAAGCGACTAGTTGGGGATTGGACTTTACCACAGGGTTGAGTACACGTTTTAAAGCAATGCCACAGATAAGTTGTGTGACTAGATTTAACACAGACGCATACAGCACATGGCGTAGTGCATTCAGAGAAAGTGTTAAACTCACAATTAACAACAATGCAGAAAGTTCAAGTAGACTGGACAGTTGGCTTAATCCATTAGCAGATTGTGATTACTGTGATGATGCCAAACATGGAGCAGAACAAGGTAAAGCATTCGCTTTGAAAAATAAACACGCACCAGAAGAGTTAAATAAAATTAATGATTATGAATGGTTGGAGGACACATGGAAACAATCAAGTTAGACAAGTGGGCAGATGTTAGTAGATACATAGACAGAGGTTTTTGGCAACCTGCTCCCACATACTTTGAACACATTGTTCAACGCAACACATACTATCCACCACATGCTTTCAGTAAAGGTCAGTTAGCATCAAAGAGTTGGTTACTCAAAGAGTTGGATCAAGTTGTAATTGATCCACCAGGCATAGTTGACCAACCCACACCCACAGTTGCTATATTGGGTTGTTGGATAGGCACCATGGTGTGGAGTTTGCATGAACATTTTGATATAGAACGTATATACGGCATAGACAAAGATCCAGTAAGCATAGAAAAGAGTGAAACATTAAATCAACAGTTTGTGCAGGACAACTGGAAATACAAAGGCGTTGTTGCAGATGTAGACATGTTGGATTGTGGTGAAATGCAATTTGAAACAGGTGGCGAGTTGATTGATGTCAAACCCAATTGGGTTATTAACACCAGCAGTGAACACATGAGTACATTGTGGTTTGACAGCATAGAGTCTGACCAATTGGTCATAATGCAAACCAACAACAGCGAAGAGTTTGAAGGACACATCAATCCTTGTAGCAGTATACTGCAAATGCAAGAGATGTATCCCTTGAGTGAAACATTGTATGTGGGCGAACTTATTACTCCAGCATACAGCAGATACATGCAGATAGGACACAAATGAAGAACATAATTGTGGTGTGTAAACGTGGTTTCAAACGTACTAGAATGTATACTGTGGAACATGTAAACATCATGAAGAACATGTTGGATAGACACGGCACTGAATATGACAATTTTGTGTGTATCACAGACCAAAAAGACACAATGCCCAGTGACATAGAAGTATTTGAAATACCAGATATACCACAACACAAAGGTTGGTGGGCTAAAATAGAAACATTTAATCCTAAATTACCAGTAACAGGAGACAATTTATACATTGATTTAGACTGTGTGGTAGTGGATAACCTGGATTGCTTGTGGGAATATCAGCCAGGAGGACCTTGTAAAATAATTAATTGCAGTAAATATTATGCAGATACTGTGGGTTGGCAGTACAACAGTAGTGTGTACAGATATAAAATTTCGGATTTTGAATTTATTTGGTGGGATTACAGAACCAAATGGGAACATATTCAACGAAATTATTTCTTTGGAGATGAGAAATACACATCAGATATGGACAAAAAAAGCAAAATGTATCCTGAAGAATGGATATATAATTATGAACATGTAATATTACAAGGCGGTAGACATCATATGACCAGCATTAAAGCCGAAATTACTGATAGTGTGTTACCTGAAAACAGCAAAATTGTGTGGTTTGGTGGCGGACACAAGCCTTGGAGATGCAAGGATAACACCATAAAGGAGCATTATCAATGACACCAATTATGTTAGGCAAACGATTGGTCAAGCATCTACATGATGTTGTCACAGAACAAGACTGGGTAGATGAGCCTTTACCACCCAATCACATGAACATACACCGTTCAGAACACCCAGTACCCAGTAAATTAGTGTTTGCTTTTGGACCGAAGGTCATAAAAGACTTACGACTACGCACTGGATTCACTGTGAGCATAGAGCAAATCAGCGGTGGAGGGGAGAGTCACAAACACAGTTGGAATGCATTTCCAAAAAAACGTGCTTGTTTGTTGATATATCTAGGAGACAATCCCACAGAACTGGGCTACACAGATCCCAGAAACAATGAATATCATACTGTGATGCTACACAAAGGCGATACTTTTATACTGAGCACACATCACAATTTCCATTACAACAACGTACACAGCGATACTGGGGCAATCTTTTTGACTGTTAATGCTGATATGAGTTGGAGTGATACTGTGAGACACTGGCAACACACCTGGTAGACTACCATTTATCCAAGTTTACACCTCTGGTATTGAATGTGCCTAAGGCTCTGCTGTTTCTATAATCAAATGGAACACTCACACTGAACGGATCTGATATGCCTGTGCCTACCCATTCTGCAGTATTGTATACAGTTGATGGATTCACATGGTCTAAATACTTGTCCACAAACATGTCGTTTGCTTCACACCATGCTTCTATTTCTTCATATGTGCCATACACCAAATGAGCATAAGGTGTGTGGTCTGAATGTAATACTCTGGCTATTTCTTGATGACTGATACAGTTACTGGTGTTTTCTATTATGGTTTCGTATCTGTTTGACTTGGGGTTGTACTGACTTTTGCTCATGCGTAAAATTTAAAAAATGTGCGATGCGACTGTGTAAACTGGCGTAACGACCTATAAGCACGGCGCAACGTTTGACTAAAGGTAATGCGTAGCCAATCACTTTTCAGACAACCTGCTACACATTACACTAACCAAGGTGTTGTTACTTCTTACTGTCACCGATACCCAATATGTGGATAACAATGATGGCAACTATTAACCCTACCAATCCTTGACTGCCTAAACTGGCAACGATTGAAGAGATGTTACCAATAACATCACCAATGAATATAGTTGAACCAAACAGGATGTTTGACACTATACCCAATCCTAATAAACCTACTAATATTCCAGTTAGACTAGATATTACTAGATTTACATTTTCTACTACTGCTTTCATACAATTACCTCCTATGAATTTAGTAATGAACTGTATATTATATATGAAACATACACAGTTGTCAACCTTTATATACTGTATTGATGTGTATAAGCATACAGTATTGAACGCAATCCTTAAAGGTTCACAGTAGTATTTAAAAGAATCGACTGTGAAGTTATAACAGTTGTTGACTTTAATACCGTTATACGGCCCGTATGATGCTGTTACAAGGTAATTAACTAGTAGAGGAGATGTTTATGTATGTGTGTATATGTAATGCAATAACTGATAAAATGCTTAAGGAAGATGCACGTTATATTACCAAGTGTGGTACTAACTGTGGTAAGTGTATTCCTTATATACAGAAGAACTTAATACCCGGTACTGATGATGCTATATACAGTGAAACTGAACTGTTGACAGCATATGAACAGAGTAAACTGGGCGGTATGGCATAATACTGTACAATAGGGCCTATATAGCACCCTAAAAATCCTGTGTGTAAAAATTTTTTCAAATAGGGGATATATGAACCCAGGGTATATATACTGTAAAAAAATTGTGTTTCAACCGACGCCCTTTTTCAAAATTCGTCAACCCATCAGCACTATGCCGGTGCCCCCACCGAATTCTGAAAATTTAAATTATTTTTGATTATTCTTTTTTTGCCAGAACTGTGTGTATATAGTATACCCTCTAGTAGCCTGCCTTAGTTAGTAGTGTACCCACCAATACCATAGCACCCAGCATTAAGAACAATGCACTACTAATGCTCAGCTCAGTGAATACCACTAACAGTATGAACAATCCCACAAGGAAACTGGCACCTCCACCAAACAACATCTCCCCAGCATAGTCTCTAGCCAGTCCTAATATAAGTATACTGAACCAAATCGTTACTGCTGTGATGATGAATGTGAACATATTACTCCCGTTTCCTTACTGTATACATAGTATTATACCGGAAATACTGGCAGAAGTCAACCTTTTTCGGTAGTTATTTGCCGGAATTTGTGGCAGAAACCTATGCGGCAGAGTCCAGTTCTGCCTTTAATTGTGGGTCGTTTTGGTCAAACCAACCGTTAGCCACCTTGTATTGACACTGGTAGTCACTTCTTTCTGACTGGCTCAACGGTATCCACTGCTCACTTTTAGCCAGAATCTCCTGCCTCATGTAGCCAAATTCGCCGTTAGTGGTGAACTTCAAGCAGGTCCAACGGTCACCTCTCCACTGAAACTCAATTGGAGTCTCCCATTCCTCACCTTCTGGGGCATTATCATCAACAATTTCCCATTCCAGAATGTATTCCATTGAACCTTCATGTGCATACTCAATAAGATCCGTCAACGTGGGAATACCATGTTCAGCAATTTTATTGATATGCTGTGTACTCAAGTCACGAACCACATAGGTATTACCGCCCTTGAACTTCCAATACTGCGGACATTCGCCTACACCATCCCAATCATGAGCACCGTAGTTCTCTTTATACTGTGTGTGAATAACTAATTTGCTCATAACTCCTACCTTATTTGCTAAACTATGTACATAGTATACCGGATTTCGTGGCACATGTCAACCTTTTTTGCCAGAATTTTCGGTACTTTTTTCACGCAGATGTACGGTAGTTTATGATGCTAACACGGTTTTGACACATCAAGAGTGGTAAAAACCGTTATATGACGTCTATGTGCGTCATATAGGCCCTTACAGGGCATGTAGAAGTGGCAATTGTGGTATACAGTAGAAAACCTTTTTTCTTGACTTCCGAACCGCTGACAGGCATTATTATATCATGCTCATAACACACCACTAGCACACATTTTCTACCGAAAATTACACACTATTACACACTTCTGCACACACCGTAGCACTATATAGAACACATATACAGTTCATTTGCACTATATAGACATATCAGTATTACGTTACACACTCACGTACACACTATAGAATTCGTATGCATGTATGTACGTTATTGTGTTTACAGTATTAATTAACAAGAAATTAACACGAGCTAACGAGTCGTTAGCGAAGTGTTTATGCGTAAGCATATTAATTATTGATTAATTATTGCTATTAAATATATAATTATTAATTAATTCGGCTAACACTATACACTAGAGTAGGAATTCAATCATCACAGTCGTCCCTTAAACCTTTAATATCACCTTTAAACCATCCGTCTATCAGTAGATATATCATTAAATTAGTTATTACCAATGTGATGAACAATCCCCATCCTGCTACCATATCCATTACTGTCTCCTGTTGATATGCAATGATAATTGCAGTTTAACACGTTGGTGTGAGCACCTATTGTGTTATTTTTCGCAATTTCTAAGTTTTACGCCGTTTCTTAGGCGTTCGCGCCGTCTTAATGCTCTCCACCCTGTTGCCAGTTATCCACACATAGTTGTGATTACCTAACAGTTTAACTGGATCATCAGTGGTGTCCAGACTCTTACTCCAGTTCAACACTACACTATTTGGTATATTGTGCAAGTTGGTTAACTGTTTGCTATAGCCTTCTATACACTTGTTGAGATGACATCCTGCTAGATACACATGTTCATAATCAGTTAATTGATGTATGTTTATTGTGGGATAATGATTCAGATGTTCACTTATAGGGTGGGCTGTTTCATTTGTGTATATGTCGAACTGTTCTGTGTCCAACAACAACAATTCGCTTTTGATTAATTCATAAAACAATTGATGTTGAACATCCAGCCACGGTAAATGTTGTGCTCTTGGGTGTCCAATAACACTTTGTGGGTTTTGCCAACAATCTATTAATACTACTGCTTTCATCATTGCCTTTTGAAGTAGAAATCACCATTAGGTTCTGCTACAACTTCAAATACATCTCCTTCACTGACACCAAATTGTTCCATTGTCATGCCCTGTGCATCTCTGCTGTCAAACTTGAAATCACCTGTTTCATTGCGATATATTTTGTATTCCGCAAACATCATTGCTCTGTGTTTCTGCGGATTCTTTAACTGTTTGAACATCTTTTCTATGTCTTCCATACTGTTTGGGGCACAGTTGTTGCAATAATACTGTATGCAACACAATCACATGAATTCTACACGTTTATGAGTCATACAAGCCGGTATGCTGATTGTGTTGCACCTAATTAGGGGCAAAATTTGACGGTTAGGGGCAGATACCGTCAATTTTTCGTCTTCTTGGGTTTTTTACCGAATATCTTTTCCCAATTGTCAGCATACTTTTGTTGGTTTGATTGCTTTCTTGCTGAGCCTTTTCCTCCATGCCATTTGCCGTGACTTTTTTCTATTTGTTTGTCAGTCATTGAGTTCTACTCCCACAACATAAGGTGTGTTCATCAATGTTTCTGTTAATTGTTTATAACTAATTGTGCATCTACCCACAGGTGCTCTGCCCAAGTTGTATTTGGGTAAATGATAATCATAGCCATACAGTTCTGCATTGTTCAGTTTACACCAATCCCAATACTGCTGTCGTTGTGCATCAGGATCTATAACACCAAAATTCAGTTTGTCCACAGCAAAACACACACTACCACTGATAACACTTTGTTGTTTTACTTCATTATTTTTAATTAATTCAACATCATCAGTGGCAAAAGCATGTCCTAAGTCTTTGCCCACTGTGAAAAAGTCTGAATATAAATCACCATTTTGTATGTTATTTTCAAAACATCTGTACATGTCATCAGTAATTTCGGGGTATTTTGCTCTCACATGGTCTGATGTGTGTCTAATCACATAAAAACTTTCGCCGAAATTACTGTTTGGTGCTTTTTCCAAACTGTGAACCAGTTTGTTCAATCGTTCCAAACTTGCCAAAAACTCTGGCGTAGCAGTTTTTTGCACTTCAGCATCTTCTAATGCAGTTTCAAAAGCATAATGAATACTGTTCAGTCTATTGATCCTAACTCGCTCATCAAGGTCAACATTGATGTAACTATCACTGTCAAAGTCAATAAATCCCATTGATTTGCAATAATCAATCTCTCTGTTGATACTGTGAGCATCGCGAGTCCAACTGTCCCAACTAATATGTTTGCCATATCTATTCCAATCTATAAAGTTTCGGGGTGAATGTTCACTTTCAGCAGTATTATTCAATATCAAGTTGGTGCTGTATAAAAATGCATCAACAACAGGACTGTCTAACAGTTCCCAACTAATACTTTGTTCACCACAAGGATATTCTGTGAGCCTGTGAGTACCGCTGTCGTCTATTTCTCCGTGTGGCTTGCTGTGAAAGTGTATGGTGTAATGCATGAATAATATTTATTGCCTATTATCCATTGCATCCATTTTTTCCAGTTCTAATTCAACTGTTCCTGGTTTTTCTGGGTTTTCTTTTCCCATTCTGTACAATGTGTCAAACATCAGTGCCGCACCCAGCCTTACGCCTTCTTTGTGTCCAATAAAGTAACTGGTGGCACCACAGCCAATAACACATAATCCAAAAATAATCAACTCAGTCGTCATAAGTTATCTCCTTGTTGTAACTCTCCAGCCTTGCTGGTATAACCACATTATAATTACAATCCTCACAACATCTCTGCTCTTTGACAGGATAAGCATTGTGAGTCCATTCAGGTCTAACTGGATTACCACATATACTGCAATCTACCAGTTCACCTTTCAGTTTCATTATGGCAACTTCTGCCTGTTTTTCTGTAAACGTACTAGACATTTGCGTCCTCATGTAAATGATGAATACTCATAAATTCTAATCTTTGTATCTGTTCTACAGCATTTTGCAGTTCAGGATCATTTAACATTCTCAGCACATCATTTGTTATAGGTGTTTCGTAACACAATTCTCCATCGTGAAATACTGCAAGTTCATAGTGACCTTTGACCATACTTTGATTTTTCCAATCCTTTTCGAAATCACCAGTGTTAGGAACATGATATTCAGGAATAATACTTGCACCATATCCATTCTTAAATGTTAGGATAATTTGCTGACTGCCAGCCACTTCTTTTCGATGTGGCTTTATTTCAATTACTGGCTTTTCACCATTAATGTTCTCAAATCTCTTCATTCTCTTCTTCCCATTGCATCATTTCTTCTCTGATACCAAAAACTTCATCACATGCCTGTAACAAACTGTTATTTTCCCATTCGTCTGATTTCGTATCAGGTACTTCAAACATTTCTCCATCAACTCCAGTAAATGCATTACCTGGTTCGTAATAAAAATGTTCGATTGTTACATCTTCATTTTGTGATAGGTATGTGTCAAATGCTTCTATAGGCGGTGACCATGCACTCATAAATGACACTTCAATTACACCATCTTCAACAGTATGTTCCATATATGGTTCGCAGATATCCCATTTGGTACCCCAATGTTCCGTTGCACTTGTACCATAACCACCGTCTTTTTTTAAAGGCACCATGTATTCTAATAGCCTTTCTTCTTCTATTGCTTTAGCCATGTTGTATATTTTATCAACAGGCCCATCAATTCTAACTCTATTCTCACACCAATTGGGCATTAAAACAACCTCCCAACTAGAAAGCCTGCCCAAAAGATAAAAATATCAAATACAAAATGCATGATAAATGAAAGAGCAAAAATCTCTTTCCAATGCACTTTACAAATTTGTAACCACTCTGCTAATCTTTTCATCATGCTAATTTAGTGTTGCAATCATTGAATACTTCATGTGCTTCTATACCAGGTACATCAAATTCATACCTTTCAACAGATTCACATTTAATATCCTGTTGCGGTTCTTTCATTGGATCTTCCATTGGGACAGGAATAATTTCAACATCAGTATTTTGTGCTTGGCAACCTGTTATATTTGCCATAGTGATAGTCATCACAAACATCATTGTCATTATTATTACTGCACCATTCTGTAATTCTTTCATTTTATCCTCGTTATATACCAACCGTAGGCAATGCCTAACATAAAACCAAATACGAGAAAAACTTGTAGCATTGCCGTTGACATTACAATTTCTCTCCTAACTCAAAACCTCTAAAAGTCTTGAACCTTGGGAACCTAAGACTCCATACATCATCAGCATCTTGACTTTGAGTAGCCGCATCGGCCCTTATCTCTACCAATTGTCCAATTACTTTGTCTTGGTTAGCCCAAATCTGCTCTCTGTTTTCATCAGTGAGACCAGAACCTACGTTTAGGGAGAAGAACTTACCATCATCTTCTCCTTCTACAACTAGGGCGCCTAGCAAGCCTTCATTCTTTCCTGTACCTTCTTCTAGGTCTACTACCTTTAAGGTAACTTCAATGAAAGGCTTAATTTTAAGCCAGGCGTGACTACGTTTACATTTGTAGCCTTCATTAATAGGTTTAATCATTAGACCCTCATATCCTTCGTCTAATGCAGTTTTATTCAGTTTATTAAACTCTGCCTGCCCTTCAGCAGTATCAAAGTTTACAAGGGTAACATCAACCAGTTTGATGTTGTCATCAAACAGTGGTCTGATTGTAGTTAGCCTTGTTCTTCGTTCTCTGGCATCTAAGTCTGTGCCACCAGCATTGAATTCTTTCAGTGTAACCATGTCAAACAATGCCAAGTAGGCATCTTGTGTTTGAGCACCTTCTTTTCTATGAACCTGCTTCATCAAACTTTGGAAGTCATCGCTCATTACCTCACCATCAAATACAAGTCCTTCAAACTCAGGCTTGCTTAAAGATTCTTCAATGTGAGGAAAGTTTTCTAACAGTTTGCCGTTACGTGAATGTAATGTTGCACTACCATTTTGTACGATAGCAATGACACGAACACCATCATACTTGTATTCAACATAACATTCACCAGCAATCTTTTTAGGGTGTTTAGCACCATCATGTGCTAACATACAACCAAATAGTGGAATAGTATCCTTTTGAACTTTGTTGATTAGTTTAGCACCAGTACCACAACGCAAGTCTTTGATTAGTATTCGTCTGTACCAATCGTTCCATTGCTCTTGTGTGGACTTAGCCATTGCAACTAGGATAGCATCACGAGCCGCATGTCCTGTTAGTTCACGTTGCTGTAATTGATTAGCAAGTGTAAGGAACTGTTCAAAACTAAGTCCTTCTCCTGTAGGATCTTTCTTTACAGGAACTTCTTTAACACCAAAAGTAACAAGCGGATCAAGGCACAATTTTGCACCTTCAATAAACTCTTTGTTATCCAAGTTGTCTTTAATAACAGACTGCTTGAATAACGAACTGTTATCTGATTCCAACTTTTGTATTACTTTAAATGTCATATTAATATCCTTGCGTCATATGTTCGTATCCTTCTTTGCAGTCTTCTAGACGCTCACCGCAAATACAATGCTCCTCTTCTTCTTGTGTTGGAGCACCAACCAAATCCCTTACTTCTGCTTCAGTAAGTTTATACTGAGATAGTCTCCTTTGCTTTCGCTTGTTGTTACTAATCTCAGTATGCATTACTGTCTCCCAAAGTGGTCAGCAATAGCCTTTTGAACTACATCTTCTGCCATGTAACTCTTGCCACCTACATGCCATTGATAAGAACTAGACTGCCTAGAAACACTAGGGCCTTCTTCTTTCCAATCATAGATAGTTGCTGTGACATACTCCCAATCATCTGGAGATTCAGCATCCTCATCTAAGATTTTAAAAGTAAGTGTCCATTCAGTCCAAACTTTATCATGTCCACCTTGTTCTTCAGCCTTATAAGTAGGCTCACCAAAAACATCAACCAAGTTGTAATAACTTTCGTTGATGTAACCTTGCAACGAAGTACCGTTGATAGCGGCACTTTCGTCATTTTCTATATCAAGAATTTGAAAATCTAACATTATTTGCTCCAATATGACTCACTCAATGGGTCCATGTAGTGAGGTGTATTTATCGACTGAGTTACAGTAATTTCCTCACCATTGTAAGGACTCTTACCAGTTTTTGTAATCATAGGCTCAATCAAAGCATACTCTTCAACATGCATAACTCTGTAGTTATTTCTATCTGCTTTATGAGTTTGACCTAAGTCTTTATCAGTAGCAGTTCTGTAGGCATTGTATGCTCTTGAATGATATTCAGGCTTACCTTCAGCAACTACTTTTTCAACATCAGCAATAGCCTTTTCATAGAACTTAATAGTCCTAGTGATACCAGCCTTAGCCGCCCCTTCTGATTTGTAATTACCAGTTTTCCAAGAAGGCCTGGTTGGCTCTTTGTGGATACTGTCATTACTTTTATCTACTATTACAAACATAAGAACTCCTACTTTCTTAATTAATACTATTATTATACGGAAAAAGGCTGAGCAAGTCAACCTTTTTTTCCACTTTTTTTGGAAATATTTTACTTGATTTTAGCAAGTCTTTCCTCTCTGTAATCAAGAGCACCTTCACCTAAATAAATGTTACCATCGTCTGCTCTGTACAGAGTAGCCAATGATGCTTCATCATCCTTAGCCTTTTGCTCTAATGAAAATTCTGCCTGTTCAAAAGTGATAGCACCGATTTGAACAAAGTCTAACAGCATGTCAGCAAACGGAATTTCACCATTTGATTTCCATACAGTCAAACCATCTACCTGAGCAGTATCTTCGAATTTCATCTCAATACTCTTGCCCCAGATATTACCATTTGGATCAGGTCGAAGTTGTTCTGTGAAAAGAACGTCACCTGTAAAGGTTTTGTTATCATCATGCACAGATGCCATTCCAAAACGTTGCTTACGAATGGTCTCACCTGCTATTTTTACTTCATTTGCTAACATAAAAACTCCTACCTTTTTACAAACTATACATATATTATAGGGTCAAACACCACCAAAGTCAACCGTTTTTTCCACTTTTTTTGGCATTTTTTGGTTAAATATGTGCATGATAGGGGTTATTTCAGGGTATAGAACGGGTTCTACGACGCTCATAGAGGGCCTTAGCACACTTTTTGGGCTAGATTACAATCCAACGCACACTGGCGAGTTAGATTTTGCACACGGGCATTATTATTCGCCCCACAGAGATGACATGATATATAAATTCATGCCCCAATCAGCAAGGCACAGAGAATCTGAACTTTGGGAAAGTATACACGAAGATTGGTTATCAAAAAGTCAATTAATCTTCTCACTTAGACATGATGTAACTGCTCAAATTAAAAGTTATTATTTGGCAACCATAACAGGTGTTTGGCATGGTGAAATGAATCCTATACAATCATACAATAATGTGCATTCAACAGACTTTAAAAATGTAGCAGACGTTCAAACTGATATTTGTATGAAAATGAATAGAGACACTTTAGAAGAATTTAAAGAGTCTTTTGTACAAAATTTACAAATGCAAAATGAAATATATGAGCAGTATGGTGGTGTAATTTCTGTTTTAGAACGAAGAAGTAGATTAGATTATAAGCCTTACAATTCGCCTTTTGTTTTGCCTGAACAGTTGAGAACTTGGGAAAGCGGCATTATCTTAAAAAATCACTTCCCTCACTATAAATATTAATATGGAGATATTTCTTTTAATTTGTTTAATGAGTTTGCCAATTGTAGCAGGAGCATATACTTTTTGGTTGTCTTACAAAATTAGCGGATAATTTTAGCAAACATATTTGCTAATTGTTCATGTCCATACTTTCCAAAATGAACATTATCTCTAGCAAAATCCCATTCTGTGTGTCTCAGATAATCTATGGAGTTTGGTAGCCTTGGTACGTTTTTGTTGCATTTATTTTTAACATACTCTAACATCTCAGACTGAACAAAACCTTCTATTAATTTTACTTCATGATGAACACACAGTTGTATTACAAGTTCTCTCCAAGTCCAAAATTCTAATAGTGATTGCTGTTTGCTTTGCAACAGATGTGCTTTAAAAAGTACGTCTGCTTGTTTATCTATACTAGTATTTCCAGGAGCAAACTGATATACAAAAGGTTCTACTTGTTCTTCAGTAATAAAGTCCAGTACTTGGTCATCTATTTGTTTTTCCTTATTTCCAACTAACATTTTTCTTTCTTTGCTGGGCCACAACACCAAAAGTGTATCTGGAATAAGTTCTTCTTCAAAACATTGTTTTATCAGCATGGCAGTTGTGTCAATACCTATACTACCTACTCCTAGATTAATATGATATGTGTTAAACATATCAGCAAGTCTCGAACCCCAAACTTCTGAATCTCTTACACCAATTCCATATGTATGACTACACCCTGCTGTCATTATTGTGTTAGGTTTAATTACAAATTCATTGCCTCTAAAGTTATGTTTGTTGACGGTATACATATACTCGTCTTCTGTATAATCTTGCAAATTACCGCCATCTTTCCAAAAGTTTGGAGTATCTGATGGCTGATATTGGAATGTATTTTGCTTTATTTTACCATTTGTTTCTGGATTTGGTTGCAAACAAAATGGAAAACCTTTTTTTGCTTCAGTAAAAGGTCTGAGAGTATTATAATTAAGTTGTCCCATGTTAATATTTAACTATCAATCTAAACTATTTGCAAATTTTTCGATGTCGTTTGATACCAATTTAAGCCACATAGCATCATCTTCGCTGTATAATATCAAAGTTTTTTTCTCTAAGAAATAGGGCCAACGCATTTTCTCATGCAGTCTAAGTAGTAGTTTCTTATGTATTCCTTCTGCTACAGGAAATTTATAATTATCATACTCTGACTTCAGTAAAGTATTTCCTAACTTTGTTAATCTTAATCCTGAGAAAGTGTTGTCTGATATTTGAAGATTCTTAAAAAGCATATAGCAGACGTCCATTGTAGAGTATTGTTGCAGAGTTTCATGCTTCTGCATCATCTTTACTGCTATCTTATATTGAAGTTGGTCATTCATCATTAACATCAGATTCAGTAACATACTCCCCTGATGTTAATTTGACTACAGCAAATTCTTCTGTGCTGAAAGTTTTGTTTAACTTCTCTGCAAGATTGAAAGCATGTCCACTGTTACTGAAACTGACCTTTTTGTATTTTGGTCCTGGGTAACTTACAAGTTTATTCAATGTCCTTAAATTAATAGGTTTTCCTTTGTAAAACACACTGAATATTGCCTCAGCCGCCAATACCTGATCCGCTTTGTATGTGTCTTTGTGTACTGCTTCTAATAAAATTGTTGGTTTTGGTCTGCTCATGTATAGTCTCCTATACACTTATTTATCATAAAAACGTGTTTTAATGGTTATTTAAAACTATGTTTAACTTTGCAGAACTGCTTTTAACTCACCTGTTTGGTGCATTTCAGTAACAATGTCGCAACCACCAACCAACTCACCTTTAACGAACAGTTGTGGGAATGTGGGCCAGTCACTGATGGTAGGTAATACTTGTCTTACTTCTGGATCTTCGAGTATATCCATATAACTAAACTCTACATTGTTTTCTTTGAGTACATCAACTACTCTAGCAGAAAATCCACACCTTGGTTGATGTGGATCTCCTTTCATGAACAATATGATATTATTGTCATTGATTATGTCTTCTAATTGTTTTTTAACGTCCATTATTGAGGAAATCCTTCTTCTACAAATTTTCCAATTGTTTCTATTTGTGCATCAGATAAATTTGCGGCTTGTCCCCACATCATCTGACTCATAGGACCTACAGTCCCATTGTTTTTATATGTTGTGAGTTTATCTATGATTGTTGTTGCAGATTGTCCTGCTAATTTAGGACCTACTCCGCCTTTACCTGTTGGGCCATGACATGCGGCACAACCTGCCCATAAACCTCTGATGCTACTAAAATCATCTGCTTGAGCAAGTTCTCTTTTTGCTCTTTCTATGTCTACTGTAGTACCATGTACTTTGACATATTCTACATAACAATCACCTGTACAATTTTGTACTCTAGGATAACCTTTAACTTCTAAATCAGGATATATAACTCCTGCAAAAAATACTGTGAATACGGCACAGCCAACCAATACTAAACCTAGTTCTTTCATTTTTCTCCGTCTATGAGTTTTTTAAATTCTTGATAGCCACCAATTTTATCACCGTTTACAATGATTTGGGGAAAAGTTCTAGCACCTGGAAATGTTTCCATAAGTGTTTCTCTATCAAAATCTACATCTAACATCTTAACTGTTAAATCATGTTCTTCTCTTTCTGCTAATGCTTTTGCCATGTCACAGAAAGGACATTGTGGTTTGCTATATATTTCTACTTTCATTTTATCTCTTTATTTTTAATCTAAACCAAAGTGCATCATCTTCGTTTTCGAAAGAAATCTTTGCATACTTTGTATCACGGATAACATCAAAATGCCATCCATACTTTCCTTTTGCGTTACTATTTATATCTAGTAATATGTTATATGGTATTCCAACTGAACCCCATTCTTCGTCGAGACCTGTGTAATGACCTTGGTCCCAAACTATTTCATGTTCAAAGAAATGATTATAACCACAACCCTCTCTCCAGTCATCACTTGCTGAAGTTCCATTGGTTTGTGGAGTAGTGCCTGTTGCTCTTTGTATCAGTGTTTTAATCATTTGTCTTTGAATTTGCCGCCTGTGTAAATTACTTCTTCTTTTGCAGGCTTGTTACTTTGGATTTCATTTATTACTCTGACTAAAAACTTTACGTCAAATGAAGTCTCCTTTGCATCTTGACTATCTAAATGCTTTACTCTGCTAATAAATTTGTCCAAATCACTCATTACTTGCTCATTGCCTTACGTTTAATTTTGTTAAGGACTTTAAGTCTTTGCTTGAGTTCTAGTTTAGTTTTAAATGGTCCTTCATAACCATAAGTTATTAATGTATTTAACTTAGGACAATTACCATGTTTCCAACCTTTCTCAAAGTTAATTGCATACCAACCTGCCGCATAATAAACTGTGCTATTCTCAGTTTTTGCGAACAATGGTATCTCTTCCATATAGTCAGGATGACTATGGTCAATAGGCACAGGATTTGGATAGTCAACTGCAAAGCCTTTGATATAAAAAGTTGCAGGTTGAGTCACATCTAAATCAACACCTTCCTCAAATAAAAACTGATTCTTAAATGCTTCTTGAACATCTTCTTTTGTATCAAACAAAATAGTTTCAGTCTTGTCAAGATATGTAAATTTATCTTGAACAGTTTTATGTAAAATGCCTACACGTTTGTCTGCATCGTTTACTATCCAAGCATCATCACTAATCTTTTGTAATTGTACTTGGTCTTTGAACTTAATCATTCTTTTTCTCCATTAATTGTTCCGTATTCGGAAATCAGTTCACGTTCTTGTTTCCCAAACTCTCTGCGATATAGTTTAGTATCAACTCTTTCATAGATATACTTTTTATCTGTACTGCCTGGATCTTTAATCTCAGCAAACATTTTATCTATATCTTTATTCAGCGATACCATTCAACATACTCGCATAGTTATTAGGATTCTCACTCATACGTTGCAAGTTCCACTTAGCACAGAACTTCATAAAATGTATTCCTACATTCCTAATTTGTTCTGTTTTCTTTTGTTGTGAAATCCTTTCACGTATTAGTTCTTTAATTTCGTCAGGTTGAGCAGTTAGGTCAATAAGTATTCTGTTTCTTTCGAAACAATCTCTTACCCTTTGCTCATCACCGTTATGGTCTACCCAACGTTGTAGCATAAAATTATTATAGTTAAAGCCTGTGCTGTTTCTATCGTCATAGGCTTCTTTTATGCCAGTCTTGTTCTTTGTGCCTTTTACTCTTGCACCAGGGTATGCACTAAACACATTGTCTGTAGGATCTCCCCTTACACATTTTTCAAACAATATGTATTCAGGATCTGGTAATTCTTTTTCATTACCTGTCTTTTTATCTATAACTCTATTGCCTGTCTTAGCATCTACAAAGCCTTCAAGGCTTACAAGTTGGTCAGTTGTGCCATTGTATTGTGTAACATTATCAGCCATTAGTTGATAAAAGTCACTGTCTGTACTAACAATCATGTGTTCATCATCTGGATGATCCTGTATCCACAATGCAATCATATCATCTGCTTCTGCTTGTTCGCATCTAATAACACTACAATTTGTCTTATCAGCAAAGAACTTAACCATGTCATCATATGCTTCAAAGTATAATTCATCATCTTCTACTTCACGTGGACTACGTTGATCCATTGTAACTTTTCTATTCTTCTTGTAAGGCTCATAGAAGTCTTTACGCCAACTTCTACCTTCTAAACATAATAC